GAGTATTAGCCGATGTGTCTCGCCCTATGCCATGGAGCTTGTTGCTTGGCAGAAAGGTAGATCAATCGCAAATTAACGAGTTCATAGGCAAGAAGCGGCGTCCTAAAAGGATGATCGCCAAGAAAAGGATGGATTACCATTCTGCAAAGACTAAGACTCGTGGAGCGCCATTGTCAGGAAGATTCGCTGGCATGGGTAAGCAGGAATACTTCAAGAGTGTCTTGTGGGACAGCATTAAGACCGCAGTCCTGGTGTCAAGGCCGTTCTGTGATATGTGCAACAGCCCATCGTGCAAGGTTGGCGTTCGTAATTGGGTAGAAGATGTGTTCTGTGGCCACGACCTCAGTAACTTCCACTCTCTGTGCGTCAGGCATTACAACGAAAAGTGTGGAGGATAGCAATCATGGGTACGACTAGACGATGTATGAAATGTTGCAGGAACCTTAACCTTAACTTGTTTGATGAGAAGCCAGATGGCTCGTTCAAAAGCTGGTGCATTCGATGCTGTGCTCGAAGAGGCAAGGTTCTTACTAAGATGTACTCCAGACGAATGGCTAAATATGGGTCAACTAAATCTAGAAAGAAGACCAAAAAAGCTTATGGAGGCAATGGATACAGTGGGCTTTGCTACAGCACCAGGAACTTGAATCTTAAATTGATGGGGTTAAAAACCTACAAACACTACCTTTACAGCAAGATGTGGAAATCCATCCGCGTCAAAGTCTTCACCGCCAAAGGCCGCATCTGCTCGCTCTGCCCAGCCAAAGCAACCGAACTCCACCATAACCGATACCACATCGACGATCTGGCAGGACGCACCCTGGAGCATATCCACCCCATCTGCAACAGCTGCCACGACTTCATCGAGCATGGGCAGGGCAACATCAAGCGTCATCTACACGAAGCAAGGTCTGCCTTCAATCGTATGAAAGCAGACCTCTTGAGCTTGGCAACCTAACACCCAGGAACCGGCTTCTCGCTCGCACGGTGCCACCCCACTCCACGTTCCAGCCTGCTCCACATAAAGCAGTCCTGCACCTTTGTTACAGGCTGGCCCTTCGCATTGAGCATGACCAAAGGTGCCAGCATCTTCTGCACCTTCGGCGGATCAGGCTTTGGCTCAACCACATCGAACAGGCTCATGGCTTGTACTCCGTCCAATTGCCTTCGATCATCCTCTGGGAGAACAGGCGAGGGCCGATGGTAGCGATATTGCCGTTCGGGAAAAATACATGCCACTTTTCGTATCGGATACTCATTGGTTCCTGCAAGTCAAAATCTGGCGGAACCATCCAGGTCCCTTTCTTCATCATCTCAAACGCCTCGGCAAAGTCGTACTCCTTGGGAGGCTTAGGAGCCACTTCCCATTTGTCATTGCAGGAAACATCATTGACGTAGACTGTCGCCCCAGCTGAGCCATCTTCTTTGAGCCAGTAAAAACAGCCATTCGTAACGTGCCCGAACCATTTGGCTTTTTTGCCATGGTTGACCACTGTAACCCCATTCATCCTTGAATGATAAACTGCATCAGACAGATTCATCCGGCACCTCCCTCATAGGTATGTGTTTCAACGTGAACAACTCACTGACAATATGAGCATTGGCAGGGAGCCAATTACTACGCATATGCCTGATCGCAAAGGCCACGGTCGTGTCCTTCTCCATCAGCATTGCCTTCGTCCTGGCCACCAGAGCCTTCAGATCGTCCCAACGCTTCCGGCCAAGAGACTTATTCTTCGTAGCAGACCTCGGCCCAGACATCATGTCAGGGCACTTCCAATAGAGCAATGTGCCTCGCCAAGTCCTGGTCGTCACCTTATGGACCTCTCCAGCATCATCGACCCGTTCACCAACCGACACGTCGTACAACAAGTCAGTCAGCGTCTTAGCCGAGATGCATGGATCACCAAGCATCTTGGCCGCCTCGGCATAGCTCGCATTGATGCCCCAAAGATGCTTGTCCCATAGCTTCAGCCAGGCCACAGCCTCTTTCTCTGCCTGAGACAGCATCATTTCCAAACTCCATTAGGTATCACAATGTCAAACGATTATACCGATATCGGTACAATCTACCTCATAAACAAGGCATAAGCAGCACGCCAGATAGTTCCAACGACCACGGCAATGCCAATAGCCACAACCACGGTGCATCCTGCAACAGACAGCAGCATGGGTCCTCGATCTGGCCTATGCATGATAATCCTCCGTGTCAAAGGTAATCGGATCGCCACTCGCCTTGGGTGGCTGCTGAAGGTACAGAGCCATCGCCATTCTGGTCACAGCATGACGCAAATGATCCTCGCTCCTGTCGCCACGGTTCAGTTGGTGCAGATGCTCTCTCGCATGGGCCAGATGCGTCTCCACATCTTGGCCCAGCCATGCACTGCCCTTACTTGCGTCATTGGCCTTCATGGTGTCCATGACGGCATAGAAGGCCCTGTGTGCAACGTGAACATGCTGATGCTTCATGGCTTCTCCTTGGTGGCAGACATATTACCAATTAACTTACATCGAAGTCAACAGCAAACTTTGCCCTTGAGCAAACAATCGCCCCCTGCTATGATGCTGGCATGAGCCTGTTTCGCTATCTCATTGAAATGTTCGAGAACTACCTATGCGGATTCAAGCGTTGAAAGTGCTTGCGTTATGGCTATTGCTGCCAGTGCTGGCATTTGGTCAGGATGTTATCAGTGTCAGCAAGATGCCCAGCCCTGACCAAGTGGCCAGTGCTAAGGACATTATCAAGAAAGCCCAGTCAGACCCAGTGGTATTACGTGCCAACGGGTACGCTCTGGCCAACATCGACTTCGCCCAGAAGCTGAAATGTTACCCAGTGCCAGGCAGCGACGATTGCCTCAAGTTCCTGCCCATCCCGAAGGGCACGGCTTACGAAGGCTTGCTTGTCAGCAATTCCACTGGCGAACTGTCTTGGACGCGAATCGAACCGGACAAGGAGAAAGACCGCTACCTGATTATCGGCGTGAAGCAGGGCACATCCACCATCATCTGGATTGCCAACGGTGTAACGCCTAACGATGAGCCGGTGGTAGTCGCTGCCTACCAGTTTGTGGTGAGCAAGAAGCCTGACCCAGGCCCAACGCCCGGCCCGACTCCAACGCCTACGCCTGTGCCCATCCCCGGCGAAGGCTTGCGAGTTCTGTTCGTCTACGAAACCAAAGACCTCAGCACGTTGCCATCTGCTCAGGTTCAATCACTCACGGCGAAGGAAGTTCTGGACTATCTCGATAGCCACTGCCTCAAGGTAGACAACCAGCCTGAGTACCGCAAGTTCGACCCGCAGACCGACATGAGCAAGGCATCTGAAGTGTGGCAAGCTGCCATGAAGCGACCGCGAGCATCGTTGCCGTTCATCATGATTTCTAATGGCAAGACTGGCTATGAAGGGCCACTGCCACCGAACACAGCCGAGTTGATGAAACTGCTCAAGCAATATGGGGGGGCATGATATGCCAGACGAAGGTGGTCTTGTTTGGCGGGAGCATTCAATTGGAGTTCCTGCGAAGCAAAAGAAACCTACTAGGCACGACAATGAAGAACGTGCTTTCCGGAAGCGAGTTGAGAAACGAAGATCCAAGAAGAAGAGGAAACGATAATGGGTATTTCGATTATTGGCGACAGCACGAACAACGACATTCTCTTCCCGAAAGGCATGGGCCGGGGTTACGACGAATCGCAGGTTGATACCAACCTTTTGCCAAAGATGCAGAGCATGTTTGGCGATGCTCCTGGTCAGTTAAAGGTCATTCCAGAGAGCGAATGGGACGCACGATTCGAGGAGCAAGAGGCTTTGCAATCAAGCCTTGAGCATGTGCGAATGCGTGGAAACTATGGCAAGATGATTGATGCCCTCGACCAGAATGGGCAAGGCTATTGCTGGGCGTACTCCACCACTGGGGCCGTCATGATTTTAAGGGCAGTTGCTAACCTGCCACACGTCCGACTGTCAGGCCATGCCGTTGGTTGCCAGATCAAGAACTACCGCGACGAAGGCGGTTGGAATGGTTTGTCTGCTGAGTTTGCAGGGGCAAAAGGCATTCCGTCCATCAAGTATTGGCCTGAGAAGTCCATGAGCAGGAGCAATGACACGCCTGAGATGCGTGCCAACTCCCTTGAGCATCTTGTGACCGAGGATTGGTCAGACCAGTCTGTTGCTGTCTATGACCGCAATCTGACCAGAGAGCAAGTCGCAACTTTGCTGTTCAACAACATCCCAGTGATGGGCGATTTCAACTGGTGGTCGCACAGCGTACTGTTGCTTCGATGGTATCGCATTGGCCGTGGCAACTGGGGGCCAAAGCTCCTGAACTCTTGGACGAACGGCTGGGAAGACAACGGCATGAGCGTGCTGGAAGGCCGTAAGGCTATCCCAGATGGCGCTGCTGCCCTGCGTGTAACCGGAGCAACCAACAGCTGATGCTCGAACCAATCGCCCGTATCTTCGCCTGCTTAGTTCGCTGGAAGTGGGCAATAGAAGAATGGAAGGCCAGCGTTGAACACGAATGCAACTCTCTTGGAGAATGACAATGGCTGATTTTGTAGCAATGGTCAACGAGATGCAGGCTTTGGCCGACTACGTTGACATCACCAAAATGGACAAGGCTAAGGTGAAGTCTGCTATCACCTTGGCTGCTGATGGCATGAAGCCAACGACCAAGTTTCTTCTCGATCTCGATGACACCATGTGGGATCAACTGAAGAACGTGGCAATTATCTTCATCGACAAAATCGGTGTGACTGACACTCACCCAACCGTTGGCGATGTGAATTACACTGCTGCCGACGTTGAAATGTACCTCAGCACTTTCTCTGGCGTCGATGCAGAAGTTCGCAAGGCACTGAAGAAGAAGCCCAAACTGCTCAATCTGGTGAAGAGCAACTTCACTGAAGCTGAGCAGGCCAAGTTAGTTGGCAATCCAGTCCTGATTGCTCTGCTGTCCATGTTCGGGCCACTCATTATTGAGTGGATTAAGAACTGGCTGAGCAAGTAATGCAGCCTTGCCCTCATTGCGGGGTAGAAGTGGCAGCAGATGGGCAGGCTATCCAGTGTCCAAAATGCCTCCACTGGTTTTACCCCGCAACCCATGAGCAGCCCGATACGCTGCTCAAATGCCAACGGTGCGGCAAGCGATGCACTTCATTCACTGATGTACATAAGGAACTCTGCTTCGTTTGTGCTGTTCGTTAACCATAGAGAGGGGGTGATCCAATCGCTCGGCTTAATTGCCGGTTTGTTTCCCCGGTTCTTTTCTCTAGGAGGTCTGTTATGAAGTTCGTTCTTTCAACTATCGCCCTGCTCATTCTTGCCACGGCCTTATGTGCTGGCGAGAAGCGTAGCAAGTGGCAATGGGCAACCACCAACAGCGGCTGGCAGTGGGCAACTACTCCTGCCACTGCATCACCATGCTCGACCGCCTGCGTCTGTGGCTGCAATGCCAATGGCACCTGCACCTGCACCACGACCAGTTCTGCACCTGTAGCCAAGGCCAGTGAGCCAGTGACTTCCTGTGCGAACGGCTCATGTTCCACTGGCTCTTGTGCCAATGGCAGCTGCTCAGCACCAACGCGATCACGCCGAGGTCGATAATGTTTGATTCAAGGATCACAGCTCTTGAGCAGAAGATGGAGCATGTTCACCAGGCCGTTCACTATATGGAAGGCCAGGTCAGTGTGATCCTGCATCTGCACCAGCGTGACTCGATTATCGCTGCACTAACTCATAGGCTCAAGATGTCAACCGACGCCTTGAGCAAGTCCATCAAATGCAACCAACCTTTGGAGAGATCATGAACCCTACGCTTCAAGCCCTGGCCGAACAGGTCGCAGCCACCGTCAGCACCATCGACTCCGCAGTTGTCCTTATCAACGGCATTGGTGATCGCATCACCGCAGCCGTTCAGAAGGCTCTGGAGAATCGTGCCACTGCTGAGCAGTTGGCTCCAGTGACCGAAGAAGTCGCAGCACTCAAGGCAAAGACAGATGCTTTGTCTGCCGCAGTGGCCGCAGTGCCAGCTTAACTCAACCTCGGACGGCCCTGGCTTATGTCAGGGCCGTTGCTTTGGAGCCTTGCTATGCCTGGGATACTGGACGGAGCTAGTAGCGAAGACTTCGGCCCTAAGCCACCACCAAAGACGCTGGCAGAGTTGTGCAGCCATTGCGGCAACAAGATCGCAATAGATGTCAGCGGAAACGCCTGGTGCATTGTGTGTGGCCGACAAGCTGAAGCCCAAACGGAGTAAGTATGCTTTGCCTTTCTCGCGTGATAAGCGACATCCGACCTGAGTGGGTCAACATCCATATCAACTACGCAGACAATGCCAACCTCGTCAAGGTCATCGAGTCACTGGGTGGGAACTCCAGGATGCTTGACAACATCGTAGAAACGATCCATGTCCAGCCTGTGAAAATGGCTGGCAACGAGATCGTCCTTGGCTTCACCGGCGCTCGCCATGTCAAATTCGTACGATCCGAGATTGACACGATGTAAGTTAATTGGTAATATTGGTTCCACGAGCAAAGGAGTTAGCAATGTCTGAATCGAAGGTGGCTGTCATCAAGGCCGTGAATGAAATGCGGCTCCGTGTTGAGGGGGTCAACAAGGAGAAGAAGTCAGGGATGATGTTCGAGACGGTGAGCTACGATGGCTTGCTCGATCACGTCCGTGACATCAGCATCGAACTGGGCCTCAACCTTGTTCCACACAAATGCACCCAGACCAACTGCACGCCGTACGATGTGCAGCGATGGGACAAGGGTGCCAACGCAATGAAGCTGGTTCGCCAGAACTGCGACAGCTACATCTTTGACTTCCGCCTGTACCACAGTAGCGGCGAATACCTCGATGTATCGGTTCCATCCGTTGGCATCGACCCTGACGACAAAGGCCCTGGCAAGGCTATGACCTATGCTGCCAAGGGTGCGTGGATGCAGGTGCTGACCCTGAAGCGTGGCAAGGGGTTTGAAGTTGACGCACCTCAGAACGATTCTCCTCGCAACGACAGCCAGCCAGCAAGGCAGCAGTCATACCAGGCTCCGAAGTACACGAACGATCCAAAGACCTGGCCTGAGGAATGGCAGAAGCTATTTGCCGATGCACTGGTGGCAGCCAAGGACAAGGCAGCACACGAAGCCAAGGATTCATTCAACTGGATGGCCATGATTGGTGTCGTTGATTCTGCTCTCAACAAGAAGGGTTGCCCAGCCCCAATTGCCCATCACATCATCAAGGGTGTGACGACCCATCTGCTGGCAACGCTCCTTGACTCAGGCCATGCTGTGGAGACAGCCAAGATTGCCGAGGAGAACATGGACGCTGTTCGCAGATACGTTGGTGACGAGCTGGCTAATCACATTGAAGCTAAGATCAAGAAAGTCGGAACCCCGTTCTAAGGTGATCCATTGCCAATCATAGACTCTTCGCTGTTTGGCCCTGTGATGAGCATTGCCAAGCCGAACTTCCCGCTCCATGCACTTTGTACGATCTGGCAACCTATGCCTGATCCTGACTTCGCCAGGATGGTGGAGTCAGCACGTCGCATGGGTGGCATCTTCAATGACCCTGCGACCGTGTGGGAAGGCCAGATACTCGATGGCAGGCATCGCCAGGCTGTGTGCCAGAAGGTTGGTTGCAAGTTCGAGTACCGTGAGTTCCGTGGCGACTATGCTACGGCACGAGAGTGGGTGTTGGTCAAGAACTTCAACCGTCGTCATATGTCGGTCAGCCAGCGTGCCATGATGGTGACATCGCTGGCAGAGTGCGACACTCGTGCGTCATATGGCTCTGGCACAAAGGCTGCCCAGGTGGCCCAAGTGGCTCAGGTTGCCAAGAGCACGGCTCAGCAGGCGATCAAGCTGAAGAGGACTGGCGACGAACTTGCCATCGAGCGTGTGCTCAAGGGCGAGTCTACACTCAGTAAGGAACTCAAGGAGAAGCGTAAGGAAGCCAGGGCGGTTGGCGTGGATGACAAGACTGCCATGGGTCTGAATATCCGCAGGCGTGACCGTGTGGACTTCTCTGATGACATGTACCAGGATGCCACTGGCAAGGTGATCCCGCCATCACTTCAAGAGGTGTGGCGAGTCGAGGGGATGTTCTCTGCCTTCCGCGACAGAACAGAACGCATGATGATCGACATCAAGCAGTTGAAGCAGTCTCCTGCTGGCTGGGCGATCTCGGATAGTTACATCATGCTCATGGCAGACATGTCGAGAGACTTTGCGAACAAGAGGCCGCACTACATCTGCCCTCACTGCAATGGAGGATTCAAGTGCGACTGCAAGCTGTGCAAGAAGAAATGGCTGGCTCGTGGCAGGGAAGATGCTGATGCATGTTACTGCTGTGACGGCCATGGGTTCCTCCTGAAGGATGAGCCATATCCCACGCCAGAGTGGGTCCGTGAGGTTATTGAAAAGGAGTCTGAAGATGACGCGGGAAGGGTTGCTGGAGGTAGTGAAGAGTGCTGTGAAGTCGATGGATTACACGAAGGAGGAACTGGAGGAGGCGTTCTTCGGCCCGAAGGAAGCGCCGCAACCGCCGACGAGGAATTACCAGAAGTGGATACTGAGCGAAGTGCCGATAGGGATGACGATTCGCAGGAAGAGCCACCATCAAGTGAGGATGATGATTACCGGAGTCAATTTATCGGGTAACGTCTTCCTCGGCAGTGGAGCTGAGTATACACCTTCCATGCTGCTTGCCGAGTTCGAGCAGATGGATGGGTCGCCTTGCGGTGTTGAGGAGATTCCGTTCTAGTAGCAATTGCCAACCAAAGGAGTTTGAACATTGGCATTGATAGATCGTCCGTACCAGATCGAAGGCTTAGAGAAGTTTAAGGAGCGCATAGATCATGTCGAGCGTGGTGGCCTTCTCGTGTATCCGACTGGTGCCGGCAAGTCTATAATTATGAAAAATATAGCCAACTGGTGGCTGGCGAACCGCAGGGGGGGCGTAGGGATCGCCAGCCACCGTATTGAATTGGTTAAGCAAAATGCCGACGAGTACGACAACCACGTTGGCCGCAAGGGTGCCTGCATCAAGGAACTTGGTAGCGAGTTCAGGGCCAGCGAATCAGACTGGGATAGGATTCGTGCAGGAGGCGTTGTCAGTTTCACTATCCAGACGCTTCAGAATCGTCGCATGATGAAGGCTGGTGGTAATGCACTTGGCCTGATATTGGTGGATGAATGCCATCGGATCAAAGACAAAGGCCAGTACAACAAGACGCGAGATTATTTCAACTGCAAATGGGTAGGCCTGACAGCAACGCCTGATCGAACCGATGGGCATGGCCTTGTGCCTAACATGTTCGATGAGTGTTGGTATGGCAATTGCGTCAAGATAGACAACAAGCAGCCAGAGTGGTGCAAGTGCGGCGAAGGCCAGATGCTGAGTGACTTCGTCGAGCAAGGCTGGCTTACGCCTCCCAAGGTTCAGCATGTCCATGTGAGCAAACTCAAATGGGAATGGCTCAAGGGCAGGTCAGGGAAGGACTTCACCAACGATCAGGTGTCGAAGGTATGGTCTGACTATGAATCTATCCATGAGTTCATTGGCCCGATCATTCGAGAGGTTGGTCAGAAGAAGACTCTGTACTTCTGCCCAGGAGTGCCAGAGGCGAAGAGTGTGGCTGACGTCATCAACAGCATTGCTCACCCAAGACGCATTGCTGATTACGTTGCCAGTTACAAAATAGACGAAGACGGAGCACGCTCTGCCTTTGATCCTGACTCACGCCGTGACATCATCAAACGATTTGGAGCACTCAATGATCCCTTGCAACATGTCAGCAACATGGGAGTCTTTGTCGAAGGCACTAACGTCCCAATTATTAGCGCTATCGGCTGGCTTCGCTTCACGAAGTCCAGGCTCCTGCTCGCCCAGGGGGCAGGCAGAGCCTTCCGAACCTGGCCTGGCATTCTTAACGGATTGGAACTCGCGGCTGCTTCAGTACGACGAGCTGCCATTGCCAATAGCCCCAAGCCTTTCGCTCTTATCTTTGACCCAACGCGACGTGCTGGAACTAAACTCCGTCTGGCACACTTGCTCGACATCTTCCACCAGGGATTAGACGAAGGTGTGAAGAAGCAGGTCGAGATGCTCATTAAGCGGAAGTCAAAGAGCGAAGAGGCATACGACCCGCGAGAAATCCTGGAAGAGGCCAAGCATCTGGAAACACCGTTCTTCAAAGGCCTGCGTGCAGCGCTCTTGGAGATTGCACCATCGGTGGATTACAAACTCGTTGAGGTCGATCCTTACAAGGGTGGCAGCCTGAGCGATTGGAACAAGAAGAAGCCAGAACCAAAGGTCAGAACCATTGGCGATGCAACTCCTGCCCAGAAGAAGAAGATCGGGTATCTGTCGCCGTCGAAATACTCTGACGACTTCTACTTGTCACTGACCAAGAAGCAGGCCGGGGCCATGATCGGTAAACTGCTCAGCTCACCATGCATTGGCTGGGTCGCAGAAAAACTTCGCAAGGCAGGCCGTGTTGTTCCTGCTACCAACGGCGAAGGCATGGCAGCGTTGAAGACTTTACCGAGGAGATGATTGTGTGCTTCTATTCAGGCGACTCATCAAGGCCATCTGTGTACAGCGAGACGACTATCAAGAAGTCTCGCAAGGAACGCAAGTGCAGCGACTGCTACGCTGTCATTCCTGTTGGCTCGCCATACAAAAAGGTGTTCGGTGTCTGGGATCATGAGCCAGAAACATTCTCCCAGTGCATCCTCTGCGTCAGCCTTCGCAGCGGCATAGAGTCAGTCGAGATCGACGCTGGCTGTTCCAGAGACGAAGCCAACCCTATGCTTGGCGACTTGAAGGAACAGTTGCATGAAGAATCTGGCGAATACTACAAGTCTCTGGTGAGGCTTGGATTCCAAAGTGAAGCAGATCATCTTTGCCTTGTCATGGGCAAAGATTTTAAGGATGAGCATGATGCTCAGATTTTAGCCGAGGAGATTTTATGCCAAGCCTGATGTACCATGCTGATGAGTATGCTCGTATTCTGGAGCGAATGCAGGATGACGAAATTCCTGATGGCGATTCCATGATCGTCACATGGCTTGAGAAACTGGAAGAGGACATCAACAACAAGGTTGATGGGTACGTGCATCTGATCCGTGAGTTCAAGGATCGTAAGACGATCTGCTCGGAGGAGGCAGCCAGGCTTCTTGCTAAGACTGAGGCATGGCAACGCAAGGAGAAGTGGCTCAAGGACAGGCTCATGGCTGCCATGCAACGGATCGGTGCCAAGCGTATCACGACAGCAACCAACAATGTCTCTGTCTGTGGCAATGGCGGAAAGCAGCCAATCGAGATCATTGGCAAGGTGACGCCTGAATACATCATGACGGTCACTGAGGAGCGAACCGACACTGACAAGATCAGGCTGGCATTGGAGAGTGGCAAAGACTTGGCGTTCGCCGAACTCAAGGAACGTGGCCAGCATCTAAGGATTACTTAAAGGAGTTTGCTATGAGCAAGTGTCACAGCGACATCAAGAAGAAACGTAAGCGTCGCAAGTTCTACGAAACCGCACTTGAGAAGAAGTGCAAGACAGCCTTCGCCAATGAGATTGAGGCTGAGCTTGAGAAGGCCAAGGCCATCAACTTTGCCAACAGCATGGTCGAGTCCATGGATGGCATTCTCAACAAGCGACTCGTTGTCTCGATTGTCGATGTCCGTGAAGGCAGGCAGGTCGTTGTCAGGTACACTGACCCTGAAACATTTCACAGAATCGACAATTACAGCGCTAAACAATTTGCTCATGATGCAGTTCGGTTTGAGTCATACAAGTCTGATGGTCAATCGCTTGGCTTTCACCAGATTATTGACCGCTTTGTTATCAACAACAGAATGGACGCTGCTGCATACCTTGGCAAGATGGCTCACACGATTGGGACAGAGATCGCTCGGCACATCATAACTAAGGTTGTCAAAGATGCTGGCGACATCATAAGTAAACGCAAGTAGCGATATATCGCTTGACAGAATATAAGCATCCGTTAGAATCTTGTTGTCGTTCTACAACCGTCTCGGAACGACTCAAAGGCAGCGGCGAGGGGTTGGTTACACAGCCCCAAACCGTTTCAATTCTCAAAGGATGTATGTTACCATGGAGCCGAATAACGGAGTTTCACAGTCTCAGCCAGTAGCATCGCAACCAACTCAACAGCCAGTTCAGCAACAACAGCAGCAGCAGCCGACCACACCTCAAGTCCAGTACCAGCAGATCAACAGCCAGACTGGCCAGCCCATCGCTCAGCCTCAGGCACCTCAGCAGCAACAGCAGCAGATCAGTGACGATGTCATTGCCACTCGCCTTCGGTCAGACCTGGCCCAACGGCTCAATGTTCCTATCGACCATCTGCCTTCCGACTACAAGTCGATCATGGACATCAACGCTGGTGCCTATTCGCTGATGCAGCGCCAGATGGCAGAGCGTCAGGCCCAGAGCCTTCCTCAGCAGCAGCCACCTCAGGTCGTGCAGCAGCAGACTCAGACCAGCCCTCTGGCAGAGAAGCAGTTGCCTCCAGGCTGGCAGAACTTTGTTCAGAAGGATCAGACTGGCCAATGGCAGCCGACTCACCCGACGTTCATGGCTGTGGCCCAGGATGCCAACTACAACGAGAGCGTCCGTGCAGCCCGTACGAATGCCCTGAACCAGGGTCAGCTTCTACCTGAGCAGCAGCAGTCCATTGAGACGATGATGCAGGCTCGGCTCTCTGAAGAGCGGGAGAAGATGCGTGGCGAGATGTTCATGAACCAGTACGGCAATGAACTCTACGAAACGAACCCTGATGGAACTCGTCGCACACAGCTCAACCCAAGCAGTATGCAGAGTGAAGACTTGCCTAGTGCTCTTGGCATGGAGATGCGTGCTGCTGCCATGGAGATCAGAAATTCTGGTGCAAGGTTTGACAGTGCCACTGATCTTGCTAATATGGCATTGAAGATTGCACGCGAACGTGTCAAGATGAAGCAGGCGGCACAACCTCCTGCTCAAACTCAGCAGACTCCTCAGGCGAGGGATTTGCAAGACCTATTGAACAATCACCAGCGTGCTGGTACAACTACTGGGAGCAATTTGAATACGGCTCCACAACAGTTCAAGGACTTCCGCAGCGAGCTGCGATCAGTTTTGCAAAATGTTCCTGACGGTGCAAGTGGGATGGATTTAGCAAGGGCCATAGGTTTCCAATTGTAAAGCCTGGATACACATGAGACGGTAGCCGCCTGCCAAGGTGGATACAATGGCCGGAACAAATACTATTCAGCAGTATACTTCGACGTGGCAGGCTCGCCTCGACAAAGTAACTGACCTGACGATCCGCAAGCGTCATTTGCTATCGTTCATGTCCAACCGTGGCCGTATCACCGGTCCGGAAGGCGGGCGATTTGTCGAATGGCCGCTCTTCGTACAAGCCAAGAAGCCTCGTGGCTTCGGTCGCAATACACCTCCTACCTATGAGACTGCGGATAACCTCCGTATGCCTCAGCTCAATTGGTCGTCGTACTTCTACGGCGAACAGTTGCACGTTCTCGATCTCGAAGAGAACAAGGGCAAGGAGCAGTTCATCGACCTCGTGAGCAATGCTTACGACTCGGTGGAGAAGTCGTTCTCCCAGGAGTGGGCTGACTACCTGTTCCAGGACGGTTCGACTGCCACTGAAGAGAACCCGATGTACGGCCTCAAGTCGGCCTTCAAATACTACTCAGCAACGACCGCGACATCAGGCGCTCCACGCCAGGGGTATCAGGGCAAGGTTCGCCTTCCCAACGGCACGTACGCTGGGTACGACACTACCCTCGGTGCCAACGGTGGCAACTGGGCTGGCGAGAACGGCTTGACCACCTACAACGCCACTGGCTCTGTCTACTTCCATTACTGGCCAGATGGCACTGGTGATGGCAAGTATGACTTCTGGTCGCCACTGATCGTCAACACGACCAGTCAGGCATGGGGTGCGACGAACGCTGCGTTCGACACGACCTACTGCGAAAAGCAGATCGACTTCGGCTACGAGTATTCTGCTCGTAACAACACGATTGCTGCCAAGGGGCCAATCGAACTGATCCTCATGCCAACCGGCTCGATGCTGATCTGGCGTGAACGCTTCTCCAGCACTCAGCGAACTATCGTTGAGACAATCCCTGTCCCTATGGACGGTGTGATTAGCACGGTGGGCGGCGATCAGACCCGCGTGACTGGTACTCCTTGCATCCTGCACAATGGCTGCATGTTGGCTACCGATTACTCGCTGAACGACACCAACCTAATCATCGGCATCAACCCTGACGCCATTGAGTACCGCACGGTCCACAGCATGAACGCTCAGACTGGCGGAATGCGAATCATGACTCCTCACCGGGAAATGATCCCTGGTGGAAGCGGCATGATGATCGGTGGCATGAGCCATGGTCAGTTCATTATCAACAGCCCTCGGAAGTTGACCTTCTGGTATCCACTGGGCAACTACACCTAAGAAATGGTGTTGGCTACTCCTCAACCTTCCAAGGAAACTTTGACATGAATAACCCGTTTCTGGCAACTGAGTGCCCTATCCAGTATGGCAACTGGGAAGGGCCTGCTGATACCACTCGTGGCATTACGCTTGCCACAGAGCGGCTCGGCAACATGTACTACACCGTTGGCATGGGTTCTGGCACTGGCCAGATCAGCAAGCCTCGTATCATCATGCTGGTGAAGAACGACTCTGGTGCTACCCTGAGCCGTAACCTTGTGGTCGCTCACAAGGCGACCACCATCACTGGCAGGTATCTTATCGCTGGCCTTGCTGGTGCTTTGTCACTGGTAGTGGCTGGAGTCGTCGAAGATGGGTACATTAATGGTGTGCCTGACCAGACGATCTTCCGGCTGGTGATCGAAGGCGAGCACTATGTACAGCTGAAGACTGCTTTAGATGCACTGGTGACAACCATCGTTGGCCAGGCTTTGACTTGCGGTGGTGGTGGCGAGGTTATTGGCCAGGACAACTCGGTTGCTGCTGGCTCGGCTACCTTCGCTCAGATCAACAGTGTTGTCGGTCAGCAGATGACCATCACGACCAACACGACTGATAATGGCCTTCAGCGTCTTGCCTACGTCAAGATTCCCAAGCTGATCTAATTGTCGCAGTGTCGGTAACAATAGTAGCCAGTCTCCGCTGTGGTGGCTGGCTATTTTTCTAGGAGCCTGCGATGCCCAATTACGAGACGAAAGACAACAACAGCTTCGGGTTCTCAGGAACCACAGGCCGTGCTAAGGTCACTACAGACTTCAGGGACACGTTCGCTGTAACGACTACAGAGACTGAACTGCTCAAGCTCGACAGTGCCCAGTTCGGTGGCGTCTCCTGCTGCATGACGGTATTCAACCGTGCTGCCAGTGCTGCCAGTGTTCGCATCAGGGCTTATGTCAGCAACGACAACTTCAGGACATCGACCAACACAGTGGCGCTGGCCAATGTCTATGACGAGACTGACACCACGGTGTCTTTGCCGAAGACTATCGCTGCTGGTGCTGCGTTCCATTTCATCTTTGGGTACAAGCAGCAGCCTCAGTTGACGACCTTCAGGTTCTGGAAGTTCACGGTGGATGTTGCTGCCAACACTGCCACAGTCGATGCCTACATCAACGCGAAGTAAACTATGGACCTTACATTCCCAGATCGTGCCGTTGGCTTTGAGTCTATCATCGCTACTGCTGCTAACCCATTAGATGGGTATGTGTTGTATGACACCCTGACAGGCACTGGCGAGCTAGTTGACCACGTCCCGGAAAAGGGTGGGCCATGGACTGTTAATGTCGCTGGCACATTCACGCTGTCTGGTGGGAAGGCTACGTTACACGGCGGCCCGCTCAGCGAGCCGCGTGCCTACATTGATGGCGGTGCTAATGGAACTATTACGTTTGAGCTGTATTATGACTCTGGTTTGTTGGTGATGAAGGTTTTCTTTAATCGTCTGGATGACAATAATTTCTGGTACATCGAATCTAATCCTATCTTGGGTGGCGCCCCCAACACTTTCATATTAAAAGAAGTGACGGCAGGGGTTGAGACATCAAGAGGGAATGCTACGTTCCCGGCAGCCACTTCGTCCTGCCAAATCACCGTTGTTTTGAATGGCGACACCGTTCAGGCTACCGTTGGAGCGTCGAGCATAAATTATACTTCGGTGGGGGCACGTCCTAATAAGTCTGCCATCGGGTTGGAGGTTTCTTGTTTCGATAATGATGCAGATTCTACGGTGTCGATAGGTTTTATTTCGCAAACGGTTCCTTAAATCGGTTTGTTATGCAATCATCGACATCCAACCTATCTCTACAACGGCTCTCTCAAGGAATGTTTGATGTCCAGACTTCTCAGTTCGTTTACTCCGCGTCTTCAGAAGGTTGATGCCCCATCGACTCCGCTTCGCCAACTGACTCCAAACGATTCGTCTGCCATTTCATTCCACACGAACAAGTACCCATTCAACACAGCAACACCTACTGGCGTCTTTGAAGTAAGCAACGCCATCGTCGATAAGCAGCAGAAGGTTGGTGCCTGGTCAGAGCCAAAGGTGCTCGATCTCAAGAGCGGCTGGAGGCTCTATGCCTTAGGCGACAACCAGCCACCTTCGGCAGATGACGTAGGCATCGTCTGGAAGCTCAAGTGCGTCAGCCTGGCTGAGCCTGACCCGAAGTATGCCTATGCCCCAGGTGGCGAGTATCTGCTCACCACAGCGTTCCAGTGCGACCTGGAATCGAACCTTGGCATTGTTCCCTATTCATCCGTTCGCCCTGTCTACGACTTCATCAGGGAGCCAGAGACAAGGCGCATGGCTCTGGACAAGTTGGCGTACGGTGGCAGACACACGTTTGTTGCACCACCTCCCAAGGTGGCTCCCAGTCAGTTCCCTGTCGTGGCTATGAAGTTGGCTTACTCCAGGATCACGCACGAAGGAGAGACTAATCTTTCTCCAGCGTTCGACTTTGTTCCTCCGACTCCCCCGGCAGGGTGGACGGCAGCCGAGGCAGGCGAGGTTAGGTTTGGACTTCAGGAGCCGCACCCACAGGGTACGCATGGCTACTATGTCTATGCCCAGTTGGAAGAGTCTGGGCCTTGGCTGCGAATGCCGCACGCCGATGGCGACATCTGGCAGTTGGACAACATGCAGCCAACGCTCATGTTCCCACCGACGGCCATTGAGCATGTTCCAGATTCAGACTCGCATAGCCAGTTGAGCAAAATGAACGTCGCCTTGGCTGACTACGGTGGTGACATCATCATCGACGAAGAGGTTGAACTGACTTCGCCTCTGATCGACGAATGGCGTTCAGGTGCTGGCGAGACGTTCTACAGACGCATCTCCAAGGACAATGGTGGCAGATGGGTGCCGACGTTCAGCACCGGGCCTTACGCATTCCCTCCGTTCGCTCCAGAGCTTCTGGTCTACAACTCCTACTCGCATTGGGTCGGCCTCAAGCTGGATCGCCCTGCATCGCCACGCAACGTCGTATTTTCTGACTGGTCAGGCGGCCAGGGCTTCGGTGTTGAGTTCACGAACTGTGAGTTCCAGCAGGGCCTTCGCGTTGCCGAGGACTCTACAGCCACGGTCGGCGGCCACACAGCCAGCGAGGTCTGGTTCACGAACTGCAAGTTTGCAGGCAAGGTGCCGCTCTGGCTGGCCGGGCAGCAGACTGCCAACATCAGGTTCAACCGATGTTTCGCTCAGAACTTCGGTACCAGCAACCGTTCCATGCCAGCGATCTATATCTCCACGCCGAACACAGTGTCGTTCAAGGGTGGCCTGTTCACTGACTGCCCAGGCAATGTCATCTTCAATGTCACGGTCGTCAACCTCTACATCGAAGACATCTGGGTGGACCAGGGCTTCAAGAGCCTGATCGACATTGCCTCCTGGGGATCAGCCAACATCAAGATCGTTGGTGGCAAGCTGAATGCATGGAGTGCCGTGGGCGAGCGACCGAACCTGGCCAGGAGCTTCAACCCTGTCGAAGCCAGCGATCTGGTGTTCAACAGCGTTGTTCTCCAGTTCAACAACACGCTCACCCTGGACGTTGTCAACCCGCTCTTCAACCGGATGGGCCTTCGATTCGAGGATACGCTTCTTGCACGAGACACAATACTCAGAGAGCCGACGCAGATTCAAACGCAGACGAATGGCTACCTGATCTATGGCTATCCGCCATCGGCCTGGCCTGACGTGCAGATGCCTGGCTACAACATCATCGTTCCTTCCATTTCCTCCAGCCCTGGCATACTATCATCTTCTACGGTAAGTATCATAATCCCATCTCAGACGATTGTAGCGAATAGTCTGACTGGTCAACCAGTTGTGTCCAGGGAATCATGGACTTCTTGAGGACCTTGGTATGCAACTCCCGCAACAACCACCTGACGAAATGACCTGGCTGCTGCGTATGCTGGCAGCAGGTGCTGGTGGTATCGCGTCTCTATTCGCCTTGTTTATTGCCCCTCCAAAGGACACAATGGAGCGGGTTGTTCGTTTCTTTGCTGGGTGCTTCTTTGCTGGCTGCCTTGCAGGGTTCATTATCCCTATTCTGCACCTGGCCTTCGGCATCGACAACGTCTTATTTGTCGGTATTGTCTGCGGTTTATGCTGCTGGTGGTTTGCCATATGGGTCGTCACATGGAGCAAGGATGGTGGCCTTGCCGCTTTCCTGTCTCGCCGGTTCCAAGACTACACTGACAATAAACCAAAGCCAAAGAATGGAGACTAGCAGTGGAAACCACATGGGCTGTCATCAACATGGTCGTCTCAAGCGCCATCGTCATTGGCGTTGCTATCAACTGGGGCAGGTACAATGAGTTGAACTGCATGGAGCGAACTGGGCACAGTGCTATGGCGATATTCTGTGCTGTCATTGTGATGAAGTCAGCGTACCTGCTTTCACTGCAAGAGTTCAGGTCTGATATGTTCGGCATCCTGTTCCGATGTTCGTACCTTTTGTGCATCATCGGCAACACGTATCGCAATCACAAGAGGACGTTCGACATCTGGGTAAGGGAAGATAGAGCCACGGTAGCTCGCAAGGAAGTTCACTGCTAACGCTGCCCTGCTTTTGCCTTGGCCGCTGCCTGTGCCTTCTGGTCCAGTATCTTATGCATCTGCATGAGGGCCTGGATTTCAGGAGGCAGTTCTGCTTCCTGGCCTTTGAGTTCCGGCTTGAGATAGACCTGCTCACGGCTCTTGAAGTTGCCAGACTCACGCATGAGACGTTCGATGGCGTTCCTGGCAGCGATGCTGGCAGCCTGCTCCTGATTCACATCCACGGAACGAATGCCGGTCCCAAGATTCAATAGCGTTGCCAGTACGCCATTGCGTTCGGTGCTGAATGCTCGGTCTGCTGTGCTGAACACTCGGCTGAGCGGCGTTCCTGTCAGAGACTCGGTCAGGCCACGGCTGAACTGGTTATCGCCCAGTAGTCCTGAGATCACAGGGCTAGGCCTGAGGTCTTCGAGGTTCCTTCCAGAGAATATCTGTCGGCCCGTTGCCATCTCGTATGGCGTCTTCATGACAGGGTTACTGCTCGATGCCATCCTTCTGATGGACTCGATAGGATGGCCGGACACCAGGGCAGCCAGTGCTCCAATGGTTTCGTCTTCGGCAGGCAGGCCGAGGCTACCAAGGAATCTCTGTGATCCTTCCGGTGCCCCTGGCAATGGAATGGCTGTGCCGCTGCTGGCCCAGGCTGGCACGAAGCTATCATCGCTTCGACCACTGTTGACCACGCTGAGCATGGCGTTGTAACGGCCTGGATCGCGTGAGATCATGTCGGCTTGTGAGATCAGATTCTGCTTCGAGAAATTGAAGAAGGGCACAACATTACGAGCAGTGCCTTGCTCGAACGACGTGAGGTTCGAGTAGTCGCGTTGCGTCACCTTCACTCGCTTGGCAGCAGCCTCAGCACTGTACCCTTCCTCCATGAGGTTCATGATCTGCTGAAGTCTGGTAGCTTCGTTTTGGAATGCGTGGCCAGTCTCCATGGCAGCAGCATAGCCACGGACCGGGTCGATGACTTTGCCAGCGTAGGTCGCAGCCTTCTCCAGCAGACCAGGCTTGGATGTTGGTGGAGGAGCCGACTCTGCGATTGCCTTGAGCGTAGAGTTGGATGCAGTTGGCTGGGCTACTTCTGACGCTACTGTGTTATCAACAACGCTATGCGATATTTCTCCTGCTGACTTTAAGTTTTTTACAGCAGCGTCCCCAGCAGCGCGGGCCTCTTCCTTAGAAGCTCCTGAGTTTATCTTGCCATAGAAAGTGTCGTAGTAAGCATTGAACTTACTCGAATGCTCAACAGCAGTTTCTGCTACTGGTGTCTCAAGGCCATCCTTGAGCTTCTTGAGAATCAGGTTGTACCATTCATCTTCTGACACTCCAGGCATGAAATTAGAGGCGAAGTTTGACCTGGCTGTATCTCTGGCTATTTCCTCCATAGTTTGTATTGGTCTATTGATTGGGGGATGGTACATGGTTTGTTCCATGCCATTTATCTTGATAGTTGTCTGGCCTGAACTACCAGCCTTATCTCCTATGCTTGGCAAAACTTTAGCAGCAGGTTTTGCCTCTTTTGCAGCAGCAGCCACTTCGTTGATGACACTATTAGATGCAGGAGCCTTGGCTGCCTGTTTGATCTGCTGTCCATACCCCATCAGTTCCCGCAGTGGCGTCATGCCCATGGCGGTACGCTTAGCTTCGCTGGTGATCGGCTCGGCAAAGTCTCTGCCGATCTCCTTGAGCGTCCTTGGCACTTGGGGCTTGGCAATGTTGAATGCAATGTCTCCAGCACCAGTGACGCCGGTGCCCAGCAGTTCATGGACATTGCTTTGAGCTAGAACGCCATGGGTGACACCTGCCTCGTACGCAGACTGTGCCTTGGCCAGTTTCGCTGGGTCAGTGAGAGTTCGATTGAGATAGCTGGTGGCATTGCCAAGGTTCTTGATTGGCGACGATCCGCTGACTCCCTGGTTGACCAATTCGCCAGACCAGTTGCGAACGAAGTTGGCAGGCCAAGGAACCGTGACTCCATAGCGGAAGGCACTTGTCATCTTGCTCAATGCCTGCGACACACTGCCAGGTGGCTTCGGCCCTGCCAGTTCCTTGCCCAGGTTGTCGATCAGTTTCTTATCAACGCCCCGGCTGGCCAGGTCGTCAATACTGGATAATCCTGTCCTCTTTAGCAATTCCTGCTCAGCACCCTTCATCCCCAGTTGGTCGATGGCTTCCTTGAGGCTGATGACGTTGGCGACGTTGTTGGTCTTCGTCAGCATCTGGCCGATGTCTTTGCCTTCTTTGGCGAGCACATCGAGTGCTCCTTCTCGCACGGCCCTGATCGAAGCCAGACCGACGCCATAGTTCGACAGCCCAAGGTATGGGTCTTGGCGATAGAAGTAGCCACGTTCAGCAACCTTAGGCTCAAGCTTTGAACTGTACTCTGCCAGTTCCCTTGCAAGTGCCCGACCTGTTGGTTCGTCGGTGAGAATCTTTTCTGCTTCGTCGCTTAGCTTGACACCTTTTGATCCAAGCCTGCTTTGTTGCAGGCCACCTTCCCGGAGAATCTCATCATAGAACTCATCAGCCTTCTTTTGGATCGCTGCCTCGATTGCCTGCCCGTCGTATGCTGCTCCAGCGACTTTCCTGTTAGCAATGCCGCTGATCTCAGGATCGGTCATGAACCGTTCGATCTGCTGCGTCCCGCCTGGGACCTTGTTGAACATCTCCTTACGTGGAAGGTACTGTGTCCCAACCTTGTCGCCGGTGTCAGCCATCGTTCGTGGCGAGTAGCCTTCGTGCCCCCATATGCTGTACGAGTGGTCGATTTCCTTGCCAACTGCTTTGGCAGCAGCAGCCTGGTCGCTGGTATATTTGCGTGCTGCTGTGGAATAGTCATCTGCAAACTTGCTGATGACTTGCGATTGCTGAGGAGTAGCATTGGTTGGCATGTAGGCCTGACCAAGCTCATTGCGTGACACGCTGCCTCTGTTCAACGCCTTGGCAGCTTCATCCTGGCTCATACCGAGTCGCTGTAGCTCATTCAACGCATCAGCCTGAGCTTGCCCTTGTGGGAGAACTGCCTCGCGTGCAGCAGACGACAGAGCCTCGGTGCGAGGTGCTACAGTCTTGCCAAACTCATCGACGATGGGTGCATAGCCGCTGACGTTGCCAGCACCCTTCTCAAACGACGACCGCAGCCATGCCACTGGTGAGAAATCTGTGCCAGGAATGGTCGCCCTGGTGGCAGCACTCCAGCCTTTGTCAAGGCCTTCGGCTGCTGCCTGGCCATACTTACCAGTCCCTAAGACGGCGATATTCTTCTGCCTTCCGATACCTGGGATCATTTCGGCGTACCAAGGCCGGTCGGCAATCGCTGCCCAACCACCTTGAGGCTCATACTTAGTGATTGACCCACCGTATCCAGCAGTAGTTGTCGCTGCCCCACGTATACGACCAGCCAGTGTTCGTTCCAATGGTGCTACACCAGCAATCCCCTTGGAAGCATGCTCGCCAAGTTTAGTCAATGCCCCTGCTGGGCCGCGAATCCATGCCAGAGGGTCAGACACGATGTCTAGAGCCAGCCCTGCACCGAAGTTGCCCCAGGTGTTCTCGCCATCAGCAAGGCCAGCCTGGCGAAGCAGATCGCGTCCTTCGAGGCGATGCTCGGTCAGTGGGTTGATTATTCCGCCCAGCCAGCCTTCTCCTGGCTTTGAGTTGGTAATTCCAAGTGTGTCTGACAGTGGTATCAGGTTGGCCAGAGACTTCAGGCCTTCGCCGATGTCTCCTTTCATTAGGCCGCTGGCCAGGCCGTACAGAGCCTGCTGAGGCTTGCCGAGTGTTTCGCCCAAGTAGCCAAGGCCAGTGAGAACGCCCTTCGTGGCGAAGTTGTTGATCCACGGATTGGCATCGTCAGCCTGGTCTGGCGGCTGCTGTTGCTGGTATGGATCAACATACCCGTATGGATCGTAGTACGCAGCCATCTGCTACTCCTATGGGATCAGCGTGCCTGGGTTGGCGATGCCTGCTGCCCTGCCAAGAATGGCCCTTAATTGCGTACTTCGTTCTTCTGTTGTAGCGTCTTTTCTAATTACTGGGTTAAGAAGACTTGGTGCGAATTTTTCTAGACCTGGCCTGCCACTTAACCCTGCTATTTCATCAGCAGTTACTCCAAGCCTCTCAAGTTGCTTGATAACATCCAGCCTGCTAACCTTGGTTGGGTCAATCCCAGAGAATCCTCTGATGTAACCTTCAAGGCTGTTAGGTCTGCCGTCTTTCCCAAGGCCTCCGCCCATCTTTTCAGCAACAAACATGAGATCACGAAGTCGCTCTGCCTTTGCAGTCTCAGGGCTGATAGCCTTGTTTTGTTCGGCCTGGTCGATAATGGAGCCTCTCGCACCAGGAGGAGTCTTCTGCATAGCATGGTCAAATTCAGACTGACGCTTCTGCATGACGGCGTCTTGGCGATCAGCAGACTGCATTCCAAACCTTGCCATGTCAATCTGATTGGCATTGGCAGCGTTCTCCTGGCGACCGATCATGTCCATCATAGCCATCGACTGACGGCCAATGGCAGCACGCTGGTCCATCCCATGGGTATCGACCGATGGCCGTGACGACCCGGTACGGAACCCGCTGACGCCCAGCGTGTGGATCGGGCCGTTGTCCATGAAGCTGTCGGTGAACGGCAGGCTCGCATAGGGGTTGCGAGTCATCTGCTGGTTCCACTGGGGAGGCATGGCACCGCCTGTGTAGCCTCCGTGGAATCCATCGTCGATAGTCGCCTGCCCTGCGTACGGGTTACTAGGCCCTTGTATTAGCGATGCATCAGCCATGCCACTGGCCCGCGATGCCCACTGCTGCGTTGGCTGCTGCTGAGGCGATGCCTGGGCAGCCTGGTAGGCAGCGTTCGTGCCGATAGGACCTTGCTGCGGCATCGCCAATGACTTGAACAGGTCGTTCATGCCTGGTGATGGCTGTTGAGGATTCATGATCTGTGGTTGGGCAGGCATGGACTGTTGAGGCCCAACTGTCATGTTGATAGCATTGCCAGCAGAGCCAGCATCCAGGAGATATGGGTCTTCCTGCTGGCGAGGATCATCACCGACGAAGTAGCCGTACATGTGTCACTCCTAGAGCTTGCCGATGATGTTGGCCAATAGTTGCTGCTGAGCCAGTTGTTGCTGCCACTGCTGCTGCTGAGCCTGGAGCTGCATCTCCTGTTGCCTTGCCAGTGCCGAGGTGTAACTGCCGTACAGCCCGGCATTGATGCCTTCGCCCTTCTGCTGGGCATCTCGGTTGCCAGCAGCCGCTGTCCAGTTCAGGTTCGTTTCATTGGCAGCAGCAGCAGCACCAGCCTTCTGGTTGCTCGTCTGCTGCATGAACTGAGTCAATGGACTCATAGGGCTGAACCCGCTGTTGGCAGCACGAGTGGCGTATCCTCGTGTCTGGTTGGCCGCCTGGGCATAGAGTCTGGCTGTCTGGCTGTTGGCCTGATTGTTGATCTGGCCTTGATCCCAGACGCCTGCTGTGCTGGCCCAGCTTGGCGATGGGATCGGCTGGCCCCATGATTGGAAGTTGTAGCTGCCAGTGCCGCCTCCGCCACCTATGGTGCTGAGCAGAGAGTCATAGAGCTTGTTCTTGCGGCCCTGGTTCTGGGCATTGAAGTCCAGGCTCTGCTGCTTCATGGCATCGCCATAGCCGTTCTCGCCTGGCTCAATGAGACTGGCAACGCCCTGGTACAAAGGGCTGTAACCCATGGCACCACCGACGTCAGCGCTTCCAGGGATGAAGCCATATTTTGAACCAGCCTTCACACCTTGCATCGGCATGTTAGTTACCCCTAAGTCACGACGTTAACCAAGCCATTGGTGACGGAAGCAGTTCTGCTTTTAAGGACTCTGGTAACGACTGGCAGGTTCTTCCTGTACCGATTCGTCCAGGTTGTCACAACTTCCCACTGCTCTGATAGTGTAACGAATATCGTCTGACCTGCAACGGGAGGCTGGATTCCATTGTCACCAGCAGTAACAAAGGCAGTGCCGGTGACGGACGCAGTGAATGCTTCACCAACGACACTGGCAGCATCAGTGCCTGAGGCCACAAGGTTCGACAGGCTGTCGCCTACGACCTCGATTCCGGTCTGGGCATCCGTTGACTTCGTCACCCCTACAGCGACGATCTTGACTTCAATGGTGGTGTCGCCTCCTGCTGCGTCTTCTGTGACCATGGCCGGGCAGTCGCGGGTTCTGACTTCGATTCTGGACTGACGCCGCGTTCGCAGGCCGCTTCCCACATTCCTCGGAACTCCAGGTTGAGGGTTCTGCACAAGGAAATCAGACACATGGCTGGCAGAAGGATCACCAACCCCCAGGGTAGTACCTCCCTGTATATCTGCAATAGTATCACGAGCTAAGCCTCTTGAGAAACTGGGTTGCCTTGACAATGCCGACAGACCAGCAGCGATCTCGCGTGCGAGGTCATTAGGGTCCTTGTAGACCTTGCTCCTGATGCGAGCGCTGATGGTGTCGTATGATTGTGCCATCATGCTATGATAGCACGGCAGGCTAAAGCGGTACAGGGAAATCGGAGTCGATGACTGTCCATGAACCGCTTTGGCTAGAGTACGATGCACTGATGCTTACATCTCCGAATGTTACTGACTGACCGTTGGCACACCCGATCACAAGGAAGTAGAAATATATTTGTGCGTTCGGGTCAAGGAACACTTCCGAGTAATGATTGGCAGACGATGGCACTGACCATGGTATCCCAGTGAAAGTGATATTGCCGCTCCCATCGACAACCCCATAGTCGTAGTAAGTTATCTGGCCAAGGTTCCTGTCAAGCACACCATCTACTACACTTGTTCCAATCTCAAAGACAGCCCATGGCCTTCCTGCCGCAGACGTATTACCAAGCCCTGGGCCATCGACCACCCAATCACTTCCGTCTGGGTAGAACTGGTCTGTGAAAACAAACTGAGATGCTTCTTGAAGGAACGGAACACAAAGAACTCCCTTGCAGGCGAACCCATTGACCAGGCAGGCTGTGCATGACTTCAGCACTCTCTGAACAACCGGTACGTTCTTGCGGAATCGCTTCGTGTTCGTGGACGTCACTTCATACTGCTTGGCCAGGACAATGTTCACCGTCCTGCCAGCAGCAATCGGCTGGATGCCAGTCTCGCCGTCGTTGACAATAGGCTGGCCAGTGATCGAAGCATCGTATTCTGTGCCATCGCCAACGGTCAGGTTGCCTACGACCTCGATGCCAGTGGTGCCGTCAGTTGCCTTCGTGACGCCATCGCCAGCGACTTTGACTCTCACAGTCGTATCTCCAGCGACGGCATCGACCATGACGATAGCTGGCAATGTCTTCGTGTCTGTCTCGATCCGAGTCTGACGACGAGTCTGTAATCCACTGCCGACGTTATTGGCAACGCCTGGCTGCGGGTTCTGCACAAGGTAATCGGAGATGTGCCCAGCAGATGGATCGCCAACGCCCAGGCTGGTGCCGCCCTGGACATCGGCAATGGTGTTGTCGTTCAGACCACGCTCGATGCCAGGCTGACGTGCGATGCTGGCCAGACCATCAGAGAAGTCCTTGGCCAGCTCGTCAACGTCCTTGTAATCCTTGCTGGTGATCTTCGCAACCAGAGCGTCTATCTTGGAGTTGGTCAATTGCCAGCCCCATCAATCCTCATCTCAATGATCTTCGGCTTGACCTCACCAGAGCTGCCGTCGATACCGAACTGCCATTCAAAGTTGATGGGCTGGTCAGATTCACCTGGGACATCCAGTGTCTTCTTGATGATTGCCAGTGGCGTGCCCATCTTCAGTTCAGTCTGAGTGAACGACCTCTTGGGGTTCATGGCTGTGGCACCCCAGGTAGACCGTGCCTGGACATTGCGTACGGCCTTCTTGGAATCTCCATCGCGGAAGATGGTGAGTTGACCGTAAAGCTCTGACTCTTCGTTGGGTGCCACCTTCATGGCAAACCCGATAGGCTGGCTGCCATCCATACGCTGGGCATTGAAGCTGGCAGTCTTCAGGTGGTACTTGATGCCACCCAGTTGAATCTTGTCGCCCTTGGCTGGCATGATGTCCATAGGTGTACCGAACTGAATCTCGGCACCATCCTGGAATGTGATAATGCGATCTGTGCCAGCAGCGCTGCCAGTGACGATCACCATAGGTACGCCTTCACAGGTCTTGGGCGATTCGCTGAGCGTGATGCTGTAGACGCTGTTAACTGATGCTATCGTGAGTAGCGTGCTGCCTGGCTCCATAAGATCAAGACTGCCAGTATCAGCTGCAAGAATCTTGCCCTCAGACGTCCCCAGGAGAGGTCTTCCAGTAATGGCCAGAGAGTAGCAGGATGACGATATTGGTCGTGGGTATTCCTCCAGCCAAAATCTATTTCGGCGATAATCGTAACAGATGGCATGTTGTGGGAATGTGTCACCAGCCAGCGTGACGTACCATTTGATAGTGCTAATCTCCTGGTGCAGGATAGCGTGCCAGAAACAAAGGTCGGCATTCCAGTTGATACGATAGCCATTGGTTCCTTCCCTGAACAAGTCGCCCACTGGCAATGAGATATGCGTTGGATCAGGACCTCCAGAGAAAGCATGGATGCCTTCCCGGTCGAGCATGAAGCACGCGCCTTCTACAGATACCGCACAACGGAAGTTGACGCAACCCCGCTTGGCAGCCGGGCTGATCTGGCCGTCCACGCCAGGGTCTTCAGAGAAGTTGAACCGATAGATGTTTCTCGTCTTTGTGATATAGAGTGCATCGCCATAGTTCACCAGTCCGGTGATCTGATCGCCATCCTGAGGCATCAGCAATTGTGCTGTCAGTGGCCATGCCTCAGGCCCAGCCGTTGGGTCAGACCATCTGATGACATTCTCTTCGGCAGAGTAAGGGGCAATGGTGTAGAGTGCAAAGTTGTCTGTGACGCCAGCATAGGACGTTGCCAGTTCCATCGTCTGGTCTGTATCGTCCACTGTTTTGATTAGATACTCTTTGTTCCCTGCAATGAACCTTCGCCCTGCGAACTCGTTGGTCCAGTCGGTTCCAACGCCTGTGACAGTAGTGCTGCCGTTGGTAACCTGGGCAGACCCCTTGGTATAACGTCTGCTGCCAACTGCAAAAATCCTTCCTCTGAGTTCTGCGATGAAGGGCTTGTCATTGGGAGGTTGTGCATAGAGGTAAGGTATTGTGTAGCCATCAACATCTGTAAAGGTGATAACGTCAGCAAGAGCAAGTTGTTCGTCGGTGTTGCTGCTTGTGAAGCTGGTGCTAGAGAGATCGGTAGTCTCGATGTCGAGGTAAAAGTTCTGGAGTTGGCCACTGGTGTTCCTCCATATCTGGCGTTTGACGATGCGTGAATCAGTAGGTGCCTCCACCTCCTGGTACTTAATCACGTTCCTGGCAGTGATCTGGACGACATCCGAGAGCGGCCCTGGATCACTGACGTAGCTATCCTTGTCAACCCAACGCTGGAAGCACTGGTACCTTCCAGTATTGCTGTTCGCTGCCCCTGACGTTCCAGCATCATCGTAGATGTAGAACGACCCGATCATCGTGTCCCAGATGCTGCTGTACTTGTTGTTGCCGGTATTGACGGCCTGCATACCTAGCAGGTAGTTCTTCAGGCGAATGACCAGGGTACTGTTCGGAACTCCTCCGGTCAGTTCACTGGCACTCTGGGCTGCTGCTACCGAGGCATATTGCTGGAACATGGCCAGACGTGCGTACTGGCTCTGCTGGCCTTCTGAAGAGTAGACAAGGGTTCCGTTGTTGCCGCCGCCAGTGTAGGCTCCTGCTACCTTGCCATACTGGGAGAAGTTGACCGTGATGAGCCTGGTCGATCTCGCTGTGAGTGGATCGGTAGTCGGGCTGATCTCATTGGCGTAGTCAACGCTGCTGAGGATGGTGCAGGCTGTCGTCGGTGCTGGCACCCCGGCTGGCGACAGGTCAACCTCGTTGTGCCTCATGCGATACATTGGCCCCAGGCCAGTGGCAACGAGCAGGGTGCCATTGCTCGCCTGGAGCATGGACGCCGGGCAGACGGCAGGGATGTTCGTGCCGATCTCGCCCAGCCTGGACATGGAGCCAGTGACGGCAAAGCCAATAGTGGCTGTGCCGCTCATGACGCCAAGACCATTTGAAGTTATGCCGAGGAAACGCATTCAGTTGATTCCGTAAGGCGATGCAACTATCATAGCAGAGTGGCTGGAGGTATCAACTCCAGCCACTCCTATCCACAACGTCCTTTCAAGGAGGATCGCCATGTCTGTTATTAGACGTAGACCTGTAGAAGTAATTTGCAATGAGTGTTCTAACGCTTTTATGATAAAGCCTTCCCTTTTGGCCAAAAGGTCGTTGGTGTATTGCTCAAGAAAATGCTATCGAGACAGCCATAGGTCAAGATTTTGGAGCAATGTTACAAAAAGCGACAACTGTTGGTCATGGAATGGGTGTACCAATAAATTTGGATACGGCGTCATTGGCAAGGATTACAGAAATATCCCAGCACACAGGTATTCATGGGAATTGCATAACGGCCCTGTGCCTCAAGGATTAATAGTTTGCCATAAGTGCGACAACCCGCCATGCACCAACCCATCCCATTTGTTCCTTGGCACACACAGGGATAACGCAATTGATAGGGAGAGCAAGGGGCGCGGAGCAAGGCAAGACGGTATTCATAACCCAGCTTCCAAGATAACCCCAGAGATCGTTTTGTTCATATTTCAAAGCAGAGCAGATTCCAACAAAAGCTTTCCAGACATAGCAAGGGATATCGAGAAAACTTTTGGAGTATGCGTTTCCAGGTCATTGGTTGAGCTTGTCTTGAAAAGGAAACGCTGGTCTTGCGTTGACATCAGCGCTACACTGCTACGCCAACATAAATAAATTGGTCGCCTGCTGATGGGACGAACTGCAAAGGCTGGGACGACGAGATGGTTGTCAGGCCACTGCTGCTGGTGAAGCCACTGCACACGCGAGGCGTCAGGCCAACATTACTGCCAGTTAGCCATACCAGTGCAGCATTACGGAAACCATTGTTCGGGTAGCTTGCCCCAGTCAGCGACCCTGCAAAGGCAATGTTCGTTGGAGCCGGTGCAGCCTGGACGGTGGACACTCCACTGACAGCGTCCAGGAGAATCTGGCTCTGGCGAGTGGCAGCTGTTGTTGACCCTGCGATCTGGATGGCGTCCACTTCAAGGTTGTCGGTGCCAGCAAATAGACTGTCATAGACCTTGGCTGGGTAGACGCAGCATTCAAGAAGAACGAATCTGGCTCCTGCTACCTTGACGTATATCATCAAAGGCCCTGCGGTCGCCGTGTCAGTTGCATCAAGCACTGCCGAGTAGATTCCTCCGCTGATGTGCGTTGCCCCACCTGAGTTCTTGTTGGCCAGCGTGGTCGCACCATTGACGCCTAGCTTGATGTCTGTGTTGGCTGGCGTGAGTCCAGTCTCTGGAGTATATCCATCAACCTCGTCCACAAAGACACCAAGGAATATCTCCTGGCTTGCTGTCGCTAGTTTAAGTGCTACGGCCATTAGAGTGTCCCTGTAGTGTCGCTGGAACTGTTGACGTCGTTCACCACCATAGTGAACTGCTCTGCTACACCGGAAGTTACAGAGCGAGTTCCCTGGTCGAAGATCGACACAGCAAAGAGATAGCCAGTGGTGCCACCCTTGGTACTGTTCGTTGTGATGAAGAACCCACAGGCGTTGAATGCTGTGTTTGGTGTGATGTCAGCTGCAACTGTGTTGGAGATGGAATTGCCGCTGGCAGCACCGAAGCTGACCTGGGGCCTGGTTGTTTCGTCGTAGTCAGTGATCTCGGTCCATCCTGCGTGGCTGGCCATAGTGTCCGAGGTGCTGAACCCGCTGAACGTGTCAGCATCTATGAGGCCAACGTAGTACGCAGAAGGTTTTGCCACTGCACCCAAGGCAATGTCTAGCAACAAATTCAAGCCTTCGCTTGTGACCAATGCACTACTCCAGTTCGTATGCCGACATGGTAGGCTGGTATCCGATGAGGCATTCTCCCCCACCATCCTGCGTCACCACAGCCCTGCCAAGCGTTCTGTTCAGTTCAATGATCGAGATAATTGGCTGGCTGCCAATGCCGCCTTGCACTGTCATGTATGATAGCGTGCATTGCCTGATTGTGCCAGATGAGAATCGAATCACGATGACATAGTTGCCATCCTCGAAATCCGTTCCCAGCATCATCGAATAACCAAACACCGGCCTCTCTTCATCGAGTACAGGCAGTAGCACTGAGTCCACCAGCGTTGTACCTTCCAGCCAGAAGTCCACGGTGGCAATGGTGTCAGGCAGTTCAGGTGGCGACCAGATGATGTTCAGGAACTGCCCACGAGAGAACCTGCCCCAGTAATACACATCTTGCATTTTCTTGGTGAACTGAGGCCCGAACGGTGCCGCAGTTGGAGCATAGGCATAGACAACGGTGAATTCGGCATACCCAGTGTTGTCAGGCGTCAGAGCCGTTGCCGTTGGTGCTGTGAGTGTGACCGTGCCAAATGACGCACTGCCGGTACTGTTCTCAAAGGCAACAGCCGTAGGAGCTGTCAATGTCACAGCGCTGAACGATGCACTGCCAGTGGCGTCGTTTACTTCAAAGGCTGTTGCCGTTGGCGCAGTGAGCGTAACGGTGTCGAACGTCGCTGTGCCGGTGGCATTGGTGATGCCTGTCTTGGCGGGGAAGTAGTAAGGCCCATCCGACATGATGGCGTATGGGTTGGAATAGAGTGCTGCTACTTCAGTGGCACCCAGTGCCCTGTCCCATGCCTGAATCTGGAGATACTGTCCATCGTAGGCAGAGCCACCCCCAGTAGGATTGCCACCAGCAGCGAAGTCATAGCCATCGGTAGGCCATGCTACGCCGCTCAGACCGCCTTCGGTATGGACCAGTCTGCCGTTGAGATACCAGTAGTGCGTGTGCGTCAGGCCAGAGGTGTTGTCGCCAAAGGCCCTGACATAGACCAGATCGTTGACCTGGCCCAGCTCCATGCCTACCGTGTTGGCTGATGCCGATCCGTCTGCACCTCCGATACCTCGGTAGGATATATTGCCAGATGTGTCGGCGAATATGTTGAGGATTCTTCCAGACCCAGCCGTACCTGCAACATCAAGCACGGCGGTAAATCCGCCTGGCCAGGTGCGCGGGATGTGCACAACGCGAACGGTATGGCTTCCACGGACAGGGTTAAAGGTGCTGAGAACCGTCTTGTTGTTTCGTACATAACCTTTCCCATTCCCAACGGCCAGACCGTACTGCGTCCACTCAGGATCAGTTCCTGTGAAAGAAAGAACGCCAGAGGACTGGCCGCTACTATCGAGTGCTTCCTTGCCACCCCGTTCATTGAACAGGTAGTTGAGCCATAGTCCATGGGCAATTGGATTGCCATAGTCTACTTGAGTTCCAGGCGAAGGCTGTGTGTACAGGGTGTCTGTGGACTGGTTCACGATTGCTCCAGACTAGACCACCTGGAACCCGCATGGCTTCATGTTGATGAAGTGATTGCCTGTTGTCGAGTTCAGGGCAACGCCTGATCCATTGATTACGAATATGCCCCAGTGGCGAGGTACGCCATTGAACAGGCGAGCGATGCTGACCTCGGCAAAGTCGTACGACCTGTCGCTCGTGGCATCTACCGTGATGCGTGCCACAGGCCTGAGCGCTGCACGCTTCTTGTTCATACTGGCAAAGGTAAGGTTAGCATCAGAGCCAGTGACGCCTCCAGGATAGGCGACCGTGTTCGGTACGTCGTCGATGCTTCCATAGGCCCAGACCTCGATGGTGTTACCAGCGGTCGGGCTAGTACCAGTGGTGATTCTTCCAGCCACATGGACATCAGGATAGATATTGGTCCCATTGTCCACGGCTGTAGATTCTCGACCAGCCAGGAGGTTGGTGCTGTCGTTAGCAAGGGATGCCAGCGTAATCGTCAGGGCCGAGACGTTGACATACCTGAAGTCGATGTTATTGGCCATTAGTTCTGGAACCTCAATGGGCCAGTGAAGTCAAGCGTGAAGGTTCCGCCAGTGGTGCTGATGTTGGAACCGAAGTCGCAGTAGGCTACTAAATTGTCTGCCGAGGCCAGGCCACCTCGGTGTTTGTACACTACAGCAGCACGAGCGGTGATCGTCGATGTTGCCCAGGTAACATCGGCAAAGGTAATGTCAACCCGGTCATTGGCGGTGTCGAGCGTTACAGTAGCGGCAGTTACTTTTCCATCGGCTGTATAACCAGTGCCGCTAACCTCGTTGGTCACATCAGATCGCTTGGTGTGGGTGTCTTTGTTCGGAGTGTATGTGCTAGTGACGAGCATGGCGTAGAACGTGTCACTGCCAAAGTCAATGTCACCATTGGCCACGTCATTGATGCATGAATTATAGAGTACGTTGGCCATGAACCACTCCTATGGAAGCAATCGCTTTGGTCGATACCCGATCAATGCCTGGCCTGAATCATCCTGGGTCACGACTGCCCGGCCCAGTGCCCTGTCAATCTCCATCATAGCAATAATCGGCGACGTTCCTATCCCACCTTGCACCTGGAAATATCCAAGCGACACATACTGAACGCTGCTCAACTCGTACTGCATTACTGCCACGTACGACCCATCGAGGAAGTTATCGCTCAGGAACAGCCGTGTGAAGAATGTCTTGTTCGGACTCTTGATGTATGGAATCTGTTCGGAAGCTACGTTGGTGCTGCCTTCCAGCCAATACTTCACAGTCGGTACGTCATCGGGCAACTCTTCGGTATTGAGTACCACATTCACGTACTGACCACGAGAGAACTTTCCCCAGTAGAGGCAGTCTCTGCCATCCATGAGGCTCTCCGCTAATAGACCGAGAAGGAAAAGACTTGCTGGCGTGGCTGGAGGCCTACGCCCCAGTTGGCTACGATCTGGTAGTTACCCGATCTGGCAAAAGCACCAGAGACAGTGAACGAACCCTTATAGACATAATCCAGGTTGGTTGCATCGAACGTAGACACAGTGCCAGTGGCCTTGGGGGTAGCCGAGTCGGAGCCATAGACACGGAAGGTAGGCAGGGAGTCAGGCGCTGCTGGACTGCCGTTGGTATCGACAACGCTCATCAGGAAGAATGCAGTCCCATTGAGTGGTACATATCCGATGAACATGCTGCTGTCCCTGTAGGTTCCCGCTATGCTACGTTGCTACTCCAGCCTTGTCAATGAGACATAGGCAAGGCCGCCTCTACTCTCGATGCTGCCCTTCTGAAGCGAGAAGATGTTGATCTGCTCACTCATAGCCTCAGGAGGCAACGCACCTGGGTCTGTGTCCGACACCAGACCAGCGAACTCCTTGATTAATGATATTTGTGCAGGCCTATCATTGTCCATGTCATACTCCGTTTACGAATTGGCAAGTACCACCACAGCCTTCATGACTTTGCTGCAAGGCTTGCTAAGTCAGCACGTAATACGAATCCCACAGGCCAGGCCACCCTAAGTTGCCAGACCTGAACGACCCGGCAACCCTGATCGAGTCTGCATTGGCTGTCTGTGCCTTCGCCAGGTAAAGCATTCGTTCGTAGTTGTCGATATGCACCTGAACCAGCTTCGGCTCCATTGACCTGAGCCTTGCCAGTTCCAGCCTGGCAGCGTAAGCGATCACTTCGTACATGATCGTATTGTCAACATCCAGGATGTCGCTGATAACATACGACACGTCTGCTGCTGCCGTCGTCAACGCGCTGGCTGTTACCAGATTCGTTGAGTCTGTCACTGTCTTGACAACTGACTCATCCACTGGAGGATACCTGCCGTCAGCCGATGTTGGCAGGTTGATTCGGTCACTGTACGTTCTGATGACGCTTCCCACATGACGCTGGGTAAACAACGTCTCTGATCCCGACACAGCAGTTGACAATGCTGTTGTTACCGTCCCTGAGGACTCGCTCCAGTTCCTGATGTCCTTCGGATGCCTGACATACCCTAAACGGCAGCGTAGCTCGGTGGTCGGATAAGGCCAGAGGCTCAGAAGGTTCTGCCCCACGTTCGCTATGTCTCTCGAAATCGTGAACCATCGAGGGCGACCTCCTGTAGTAAGCCACTGGCGTTTGATGTCTGTCTCAAAGATCGAAGGTGGAACGTACTCGATCCAGTTGCTCTGGTCAACCTGAACCTTACCCACCTTGTAGATGTTGTAGTCTGTATCCAGGGTGAACTGGTACTGGTACAGTGTGTAGGTGCCAGTGTAATCGTCCACTGGTGCATCGTCGGCACGAACAACAAGGTTCGTTCCATTCGTCCTGGTCTGCACCCTGACATGCTTGGAGTCAATAATCAAGACGCCCTGCTCTGCCCAGACCGGCCATGTGCCACTGGTCAGAACGACAGCCCTGGTGCTTGCGGTGTAGGCAATGGTGCCAGTGGTGTACGTCTCATTGGTGGTGATGTGCAGGTAGTCGTGGTAGTAGGGCCAGTTGTGTTCGGCACTAACGATACGCAGGGCCTGACGTATGGATGTGCGAATGTCATTGACCGATTCATCATCGGCCTGGCCTCCCATCATCCGTATCAATCGCTCCTGCAAGTCAAGAGCCGTTACGAGGTACACAGGACTCCTCCGGTTGGCCAGACGATATTGAATGGGCTTCTTATTCTGCTCACCTTAGTGTCAACTATCATTAATACATACATTATTGGGAAAGAAGCGGCTGGGGCATCACTCCACACGAACCAAGATGTCTGTCTGCTCATAACCAAACTCCTTTACTTGTTAGCGATCTCGCGTTCTTTGTTCTTCCGCCTGACCGATACAGGCTTGGTGTTTCTCTTTCTGGCCAACATCTGCTTCGTTGCCTTCTCTCGCGGATCGAGTGGCACGCTGATCTTGAGCAGACCATCTTCCTTGGAGGTGAAGCACCCTTTCTGCTTTGCCAGTTGCTTGATGTCGTGGTCGTCCTTCACCCAGGCATCAGGATCGCCAGGGTATGCAGCCAGACCAGACTCGTAGCTCTTGCCAGCAATGCTGACTCCAGCCATCTTGGCCTGACGAAGGTACTGGTCGTACTTGTCAGGGTCACGCTCAGCCATGTCCTGAACGCCCCGAAGCCGTGCAATACGCTTCTGGTCGTCAGAGCCGACGATAGAGAATATCCTCGGCTTCGTCCTCAGATGGGCAGCAATGAACTCGCCATTGAGCCTGCGTCGTTCGACGTTCTCATGGGCCTCGCCAGCATCTATGCCGCTGGCAATCTGTGCTTCGTACTCACGCTGAGCCTGTGGCTCCTCAAACTTGGGCATCGCTACTCCTTTTTCTTCTTAGCCTTGTCATGCTCAGCCTGGTCACGCTCCTTGGCTGCTTCCTTCGCACCATCGTGCTCTGGACTGCCGGGCGGTGGAGCGACCATAAATGGCTTGAGCATAAGTGATGCTGGGTCCATCTGACGTGCCTTGGCCCATTGGGTGATAAGCCCATTGACCGAGGACGGATCGCCAGTGCCCTGGTAAGCAGACATGAACGCAGGGAAGACGAACTGCATTGCTGCATTCATATTCTCCAGATCGGCATTAATGTCCAGAGGCTTGCCCTTGCCAGTCTCCACACTGAACGAAGACTCGCGGAACAAGTCCTGCATGTTCTGTGTTCTGATCCCCTGATCCCAGGCCTGGGCACCGAACTGGCCCAGGATGGCGACGAGGTCTTTGCCTTCCTGCAAGTATCTGGCAGCGATGGCGTGCTTCCTCATGATGCGAGCAAGCCATGCCTGAACCTTGGCCGCCATGTCCTGTGGCCTGAGTTGTGATGCTGACTGCAAGACTCCTGCTTCCTGGGCTGACCGCATCTGCCGGTCGAACTGCCCCTGGAGCAAGTCCGTCATGCCTGTCATGTCCTGGAAGTTCTTCTCCATGAACTGGTACAGTTCAATGAGGCCGTTATTAAACTCAGGCCCCTGGATGTACTCGATCAAATTCTTGATCGGCTTGCCCTGCACACCCTTTGTTACTGTCAGAATCTCTTCGTCCTGGCCAGACTCCAGCCAGGTGACAAGCTCCTGCTTCACCGTGGAATCAACAACCCACAGGCCCCTGCTGTCACGGTAGGCCTTCTCAGCGACGAAGCCGAGAATCCATGCCATGAAGTTGAGGTAGCCAATAGCGAACGACAGGTGAGCCTTAGGCCATGGGCTACCCTTCCGCTCATGGAACCACAGGCTGGTGAACGGCCAGGGATCGTCCTTGTCGTAGTAGAACGGAACCGGCCAGCTTGTCACCACCTGGAACGGTGCCAGGCCCTGTGACTTCATAGCCATCTGCTCGATGTACGGCGTCAGGTTCAGGGGGAAGTCACATCCATCGGCCACCACGATGTAGCAGAAGTCGCCAAGGATGCCATCAAGTTGGTTGAGTTGTTCATCTCTCTCAGCCACTGGTTTAAGTCTTGCACCAAGCCCGCAACGGGAATAAATCTTCCAGTAACAGAACACGTTCTTTCTGGCGTCATCCCACGGCTGGTGGTGCCTTGTCGTTGCTTCACCAACGGTGCTGGTCTTCGTCGGCTTGAGCATGTCTTCCGTGATGCCGTACGCCTGGTACTGCTGGGCAACTTCCCATGCGGGGTGCTCGCATTTGATCGCAACCCACTTGGCATCTTTCAGTCTCCTGGCATCAGGATCAATAACGATGCGGTCATCATCGAGGTAGGTGTCTGCCACCAGTTTGCCTGACCCGTTGGGCAGGTCTACCATCTCGGTAATCATCGCACCAAGGCCGCGTACCAGGCAATCACGGAGTGGCGGCCTTGCCTCCTCCTTGAGTCCAACCTCCTTGATGGAGTAGTTCAGGAAGGACTCCATGATGCTGGCACGATACTCACGCTGAACGTAATCAGACTGTGACTGCTGCACAGCCATGAAGTATTGCTGCCTCGCCTGCTCCTGCTGCACGTACTGCATCAGGGCCTGCTGGTTCCCCGGTGGCGGGGGAGGCTGAGGTTGATTCGGATCGCCTTGTATTCCAAATAGCTGAGGTGGTGGCACAAACGGCTTGTTGGCCTTGACGGTACAAGCAAGTTCGCCCTGGAGGAACATGGGAACAAATATCTGGACACACTTGGCAGCAGTATTGTCACGGACCCTGAACCTTGGCGCTCTTGGTGCGTTGCCATCTATCCCCTCGCCTTGAAGCGTCTTGTCAGGGAACATGCCCAGGTCAGAGGTGTACTGGCTGGTGTAGATGTTCTTCTGGTCGGCTCCGTAATACTGCTCGCACTGCTCAGCCTCAGGCAGGTAATCGCTCCGCTTGGCATCCAAGGCCGCGTTAATAGCCTTGATCCAGGTCTGCTTGATGTCTGTCTGATAGCTGTTCGCAGATGGCGGCATTACGCTGCCTCACTCGTTATGGGTTTGCGAAGCGTCTGCTTGGGGTTCTCGACCCTGGCGTTGAGCCTGGCCAGTTCGTTGAGGTTCATCTCATGAACCTTCTTCAGTTCAGCAAACTCTGCTTCCAGCCTACCAACCTTGCCGAGGACTTCGTTGTAGACAGCCAGAAGGTCAGAGGTGGATGCTGTGCTTATTTCCTTCCAGCAACAGACTGTACCTGTCATGCCTGGATCGTGGACAAACTTTGGATCATTGATGTGGTAGCAGTCTGGCACTGGCTTGGGAGGAACACCGATCTCAATAGCAAGGATGGTGATGCGTTTGCCAACTGGATCGCCTGGGTTCCAGTTTGTTGCCTGAGGAGGGTACACCATACCCATCGACCAGACATTGCGTCCTTTTCTCTTAAAGAGAACTACGTCGCCTACTCCAACCACTGGCGGCTGGTAAGCTTCGTGGGCCATCTGTCGTTCCATCGCGTCCATCGCCATCTGTCATCTCCGTAGCCTTGGTATTAAACTCTTCGCGGTCGCTTCTTAGGATCGCCAAACATCGCAGTATAGTAAAACAACCTTGGGTTCTTGTCAATCGCTCGTAGTTCTTCAGCCGAGTAGTGATTATTGCTGACATGCATAGCAGGTGGATTCACCCACACAAGATCAGCAGAGCAAGCGTACCTGGCACAATCGACAAGATCGTTGTTCCGTTGGAATGGCTTCCCAGGAGAACCGTCTGGATTCTTTATACGGTAGTACCTCTTGAACTCCCATACCGTGTAAGGACATTTTCCACGCATGACGACCAGTTTGGGAGGCAGGCCGTTCTTCGGCTCCAGGTGTTGCACCACGTTCATGATGCCACCTTCGACGTTGTTGCTGCCATGCACGAACGACTCAACGCGAGGCTTGATGCCAATGTCCTGGAACTCATTCCAGTAGTATTCTGCAATCTCCTTGTCGCTTTCGTCCTTCTTCCTCCCATGCTGCCAGTCGATGATGATGTACTCGATCCAGTGCTTGTACTGGAGATTGATCTTCTCATTCAACGCACGAGCAGCCTTGAATGCATTACACTTCTTGATGATGATCTCATCAAAGACAACGATCCGGTCAGGCTGCTCAGGGCAGAAGTTCGGCGACTCAGGATTCACCAGCACACAGAACATGATCGCTGCCCTGGTGTTGGAAGGGTCAAGGACAATGTACACTGTGTCCTTCCAGTCGATGTCGAACGGCTCAATAATGTGCTTGTTGTCATCGAACTCTGGATAGACCAGATACTTCTTGAACGCCCAGTCGCCTTCGATCTTGGCAACTGCTGCGTCAGGGTCGTCTTCAGTGAGTCTTTCTTCCAGAGCCTCTCGTGACTCAGGATCGAGGTATGGATTGTCCTTGCTGAATATCTGAAAGAACTTTGTCTGCTTGTATGGCACCTTGTCCTTCATGTCAGGCCGGTTGGCTCTGGACTGAAGGCCATAGAACGTGGCAGTGGCAGACTCTGGCGTTGCTGACCAAATGAGGTAGCCCTTCACGCTCATAAGTCGGGCACGCACTTCTGACAGCCACACCTTGGCACGAGGATGCTCTTCGTCCAGCCATGCCAGATGCCAGAAGACGCCGCGTGGAGGCTCTGACTCAAAGCTGAAGAAGTAGATCGTCCAGCCGTTTGTCAGCCTCACTGACGTCGGTATCTCTTCCTTGACGTCTTCCCAGGAAACATTGCCTGCTACCATTCGCTTCGGTATGAGTGCTGGCCCTGGCTCCCATTCCCTGATCCTGGCAACATCCTCTGGGTCAGTGTACTTCGGCACCTTCCATCCAGTGGCAGTCTTCAGGACTTTGAACTGGCCGCCCTTGAAGAGCATATGGTAAAGCAGGCGAAGATGCTTTAGGCTTGGGCCAACGAGCGCTGCGACTCCACCTTCCTTAGGGAACCTGCCATCGTCAGCGACTCTTCCTGTCACCACCCTGGCTACCTGCATTGCTACGCCAAGGCTTTTGCCAGCCCGGTTGGAACCAATGACGCCATTCTCGCCAGCCATGCTGAGATAGAACTCACGCATACCTGGCAGTTCTTCTATCAACGCAAGAGCTTCGCCATCTCTCTGGCGAAGCTCGTTGAGTATGGACTCCAGGGCAAATGCTTCGTCCAGGGTCCATCCATTAATCGTGGTCGTGCCAATGGTGGCCTGGTAGTCAGACTTCCTTGACTCCTGCTTCTTGAACAGGCCATCAAGGTCGTCAATGCTCATCTGGAGTTCTTCTGGAACTCCTGGATACAGAGCGAACGGCTTCTTGTTTTTCTTTGGCGGTGTCCCGTTAGACATCAATCGCAGTTTCCGTAGGTAAGGATAGCCTTGGCACCATCAGCCATGACAACGTGCAGCCATGCCTCCATGCTCCACGGCATCAAGTCTCGATCCAATCGAAGCCCAACCACTTTCAGGTCTTTGTCAATTGATTCCATTGTATCGTTTGACCACCTAGCACTCCCCCGCCTGCCAGCGTAAATGCCGTACATCTCGTCAAGGCAGTACCCATCATGAAATGGATTAGGTTCGTCGATATCAATATATCGACCACGCTCAACAGGGTGGGCGCAACATCCCTCTCCTGCCTGGTTCGACCATAACGCACCGGCAGGGTCTTTGATGATAAGCCCGGCTGGCTGATCCCACAAATGCCGTTTGCTGATATTGTAGATACTCTGCTTCTCCTCGAACTCATAAATCGGGTTACCTAAAAAGTTGGTCCCACTGAAGCGATACAAGTAACCTTCCTCCATGTCGTGATAGGAGGTGACAGGCTTAGGTTGTGGTGCGCATGGCGAGATGTTTCCGTTCACATCCCTGACAGGGCTATGACTGAACAGCAATTCTTTTGGCAAATCGTCATACTCAAGAGTTAGTATGCCAAGATCGTAAAACCCACCACTGAGAACAGGCGTGTGGACCTTCATATCTCTCCCTTCCACGTTTCAACGTCCGATATTACTGCTTATGTTTCATCGCTGCCTTACGCAGGCATCCCAGCTTGTTTGATTATCTCTTCAATCCGCCTTCTGACACGACCAAAGATGATGCTTGCGTGAGTGACGCCGCTTGACTTGCCCTCATGGAAGTTCCAGCCATACATGTCTTCTTCCTCTCGCTTCCAGTAAGCTGCCTCATCATGGGCAGTATTCGTCTCCTCAAGCCGCTCCTTATCGCATTCATTAAACAAGGCCAGCAGCCCATCGAGTTGTGTCCTTAGTTCGCCTATACGGTTGTTTTTGCTTTTGATGCGAGCTATCGTCTCGCTGCAATTGGGGCAGAAGTCCGTGTCGGGCATTGGCTTCATTTCTTCGCATGTCATGTTCGTTCGCTCCGGTTCGATTCCGCACTTCTCTGGAATTGGCGTAGTTCGAGGTTGTTTTCCAGTAATAGCTAACACTGATTCCGATGGGAAATCTGCCAGCAATTCACTGTCAGGAATATCAACACCGTTTATCTTCATGTTCGTTCGCTCCGGTTAGAGGTTAAGTGCAATGCCATTGACTTTGGTGATGCGAGTTTGGTTAACTAATCTCTGATGCGGATTGCCCACAGTTGGGTTGACGGTAACGAATTGCTCATTGGTTGGCTCGCAATAGAACACACTGACTACCTTGCATTCCATCAGCGATTCCCCTTTCCACCATGCGTGCAATTCAACTAGGTCATCCACCTTGCAGACGGATTCGACTTTCGCTAGCTTCTCAAACATGTGTATTCTCCAACGTCTGATAAGAGTAATTATGTATCACTCGCACTTGGTTGAGTTGCGAACTATTATCCAGTAGCAGTGTGCTTTTCGCAGGTGATGAACCTTAGCCCATTTCGATGACATCAACTTTCCTGCTTGCGGGTCGCACTTGATGAGCATATCGCATGGCGTCATTCCCGATGCTTTAGTTGCATTGATGAAGTCAACCTGCTGCCACTGATAACGATGATTATGGATCAGGTCGGCTATCTTGGCTAACACGATTCCTCCAGCAGAAAGAACCCTCTTTGCCTCTTTCAAGAACGGCATGAACATACCTGATACGTTGTCACCTTCTCGGCCATTGCCATTATTGGTGATGCCGTAAGTCTCTTTCCATATTCCACTGCTCCCAGCTGACGCCGCTGCTACTGGTAGGTGAGGTGGATCAAAAACAATAACGTCGAAAGAGCCATCAGCAAATGGCATTGCTGTAAAGTCTGCAACTGTGTCCAGTGCCAACTTCTTGTCAATGTCCATTCTGTGAGGAGTGAAGTTTGTTCCTTTCCACATCTTTCCTGTGTTGTATGTGCTATCCAGTATCCTTGGGGATTCGCGTGCGTACATCGGTATCAGCGTGTTTAACGCTTCAAAGTCTCTTCCGTTCAACACCGTCAGTGGCCGCATCGTATCACTCCTGTTCGTCCGATAATTAACCTTCTGTTTCATTCAACAGGTACTAGTTTCCCTGTTCCCATTTCCTTCTCGAACAACTCTGGCTTGAGAAGATGATGTGCAATAACATCCTCTGAGTCAGCAGGGTTTTGGTATCCATTAGTTCTCAATGCATCAATCATCGCTTGCCCGTTCGGATGGTCAGCGAATTTATCAACTAACTGCGTCATCTTCCAATTCATCGCTGAGATTCGATACGCCAACTTCACTGCCTGTCGATCTGTCATGCTCTCAACTCCTGTGAATCCAAACAAGGATAGCCATACCACCAACGCAGACTGCTGCACAGCAGCCAACGTATACCCAAGGATTGTCTCGCATGTATCGTTGCATCTCAACTCCTGTGACTGTGAACGTGGCGGGGTTACTCAAACCAATCAGGCTGCTTGGCCATTGTGTCAGCCATGTGCCTTTTCATGGTTTCGATGTATCTGCGTCTTGCGTGATCTTCAACAATATGCCTGTACTGACAGTATTGGCAAATCCTGAAGCTTTGGTCAGCGGTCGTTATTGTTTTGCACAATCCCTTACGACTGCATGATGGGCATTTACGCTTTGGCTCTTGTGCCCTGCATCTCGATGATCCGCCTTGTCCTGCCATCACATCTTCTCCAGTTGAATGCAACATAACAGTGGTTATCAGCCGTTCATGTTCAATATCGTAGCAGGATTCATCGCCAAACTCCCTTGTGTTACCCAACCCACGTTATCTCAATAGAAGACACCGGAACCACTGACGGGTTGCACCCTTTGAAGTTTGCCAGTGCCGACCCAGAAGAAAGCTCAACTATATGGTCAGGGTCATACTTGAGTCTCAGGTACAGCTGACCACCGTAAACGAATGCCTCGCCTGGCTTAATAGTGTCCAAGGCGACACCTTTGTTAGGAGGCCCTTGGGTTACTTCTAACTTCATCGCCAAACTCCCTTGTTGTTGATCTCGCCCAATGCCTTTGCCAACTCAGCAACGTCATCGACCGTCTCCACGGCACGGTCCAAACCGAACTCGCCAATGCGATACACTCTGATCTGCGTGCATCCAGGTGCTGGGCAGTTCGGCACGAAGCTCACATGGCTTCCATTCCTCAATGCCCTGGCGATCTCCTGCTCAAGTGGCATCTGGCTTACTCCATGGCAGCACGCCGTTGCGCTTGTCTATCAGCTTCAAGGCTGCTTCCTCAAGCTCTTCGTTCGTCATCTTCGTATAGTCAGCTGAGCCTCGCATTTCCTGAGCCTCAGTCATGATCTTGGCCACGAAGATGGCGATCTGGTTCTTGACAGCAGCCGTCGTCCGGTCGTCTTCCCAGACGTCACGGAACTTTGTGACCAGGCCCTTGATGCCTCCGAACTGCTGCACCAGCTCGGCAGAGAACTCAAGGAGGCCAGCACCCATGTCGGCGACATTGGCATTATCGTTTGAGTTTAGCATACACGCTCGCTGCTCCAGGCTTGCTACGTGGCAGGATCACGCCATTAGCCAAGGCAATGTCCCAGGTGGTGGTCGATGCCAGAACGGCTCGCCGTATGCGTTGATAGCAGGCAAAGCAGCAGCCACGGCATCCACCTCTGCCCACCTGGCCTTTGCATTGCATACATAGTGATTTCTTCTTCATGGTTGGCATTATCGCATATTACCAGATACTTTACAAGTGGAGAATTAGAACACCCTCCGTGCCCAGCGTGAGGGTGTTAGTTGCTGAACCACATCCAGTGAAGGAATAGCAGAGGTACTGCGGCTATCATCGCAATAGCCATGCCCATGAGGAAGTTCATGAGTTTGACGTGTCGTTTATGGTAGACTGCACTATCTATCAAGGAACCTGATGCAGCAAGGGACAGCATTGCGAAAACTAACAACGTGGCTCCTAGCTTTACATATATGCTCATATGGTCAAACATCCCCTCACCCATCCTTTCTGTTGTCGTTGGCTGGTGCCCCGTCATACGCAGCCAGCAGTTCCTTGCGGTGCTTGCACCAGCCACAGACTTCTATTCTGATTCCAATAGCAGCTCTAGTTTCGTCAGTGCCTCTGGTCGCATATACGTAGTCATAGCAACTACATTCCCCTCTCAACGCCTCGGCGAACTGCTCGATGGTGGCAGTTAGTTCCATGACCTCACGGCGTGAGATAGTGGCAGCATCAGTGTACGCTTCTGCCTCTGCTCGCGTCACAATCCCTGCATCAGTTGGCATGGTCATACTCCTAGTGGCATTGGGTGCAACTACTCTCTGCCCTCAACCGCTCAATCTCCTTCACAAGCATACAGACAATCTCTGTCACGTCAGGCACACCATGAGTGTCGCCGTCAACCAGAGTTGCCGACAAGACTTTCTTCGCCTCGGCTCTGATGGTCGCATCAGTGGAGCATGAGTCGATGTTTTCTAGCCGCAGCATCTCTCTGAGCACCTCAATCTCCGCATAAGCCTCCTTGATAGCGGTCTCGGCGTGCGTGAGGTCAGCGAGAATTCGTGGCGCAATCTCCTTCCTCAGCATCTCAGCGCCACACTGGCTATAGCTAATGAAATCGCCACGCATACCTAGTGTCGCCTTCGGCTCATACTTCGTCATCGTCATTGGCTGGACTCCTCTTGCGAGAACGGGCGGATGGAAGATAGCGGGATGTTGATGGCCAAGTGCCGATTGCTAAAGAGTGGGATTTGCATGGTCGAAGATGTCATCTCAACTTCAGCATCGGTTGTGTATACATGCAGCACCTCAGCCTCCACCAACACCTTATCCCCCGGCTGGAGCGGTCGAGGTGGGGCAGAGACAGGGCCGCCACAATTCGGGCATCTGAGCGAGATACCGAATAGTATTCCGTGCATAGTCAATGGGGCTTTGCAACTATCGCATATAAAATCAGGCATCTCTCACCTCTTCTCTAGAGTTTGCTGTCGGTCTTGGTTGGTTGGATGCCGAGTGCGGTCATGAGGCACCGGAACTGGCTGCGGGTGGTGATTCTGGTTATCCTTCGCATATCGGCGAGTGAACCAGAGTGCAACCATACTGACACTTCGCCGTATTCATCCGATGGGCTATTGAGGAACCAGATGCGGTCAACCAACATGTCACCGCATGGGATGCCTAGTTGCTCTCTCAGCCAAGCCTCGTCAACCATCCCCTCCCCATCCTCCGGCACAGTGGCGAGGACGTGGCGGGCGAGGAGTTCGTCTTGCTCGCAATTGTCGTCTTGCTGCAATACCCAGTTCGCAGCCTCCCGCAGCTTGGCGGCGTCGGTGGTGGTCATGATTAGTCCTCCTCTTTGGTCGGTGAAAACTGCGTTACCAGCCATGCCCAAGATTCCTTTTGCTGCCTCCAGAATCGGCGAAACTGTGGACGGCGAACTTCTCCTAGCGGTGTTCTTCGGTACTCTGCTTTTGTCATGCCGATATACCGCATGAGAAATTCAAGCTCTTCTTTGTCGTCGATACTTTTAGGTTTTTGCCTTCTCCGCATCACTTCACCCTCCTCAAAGCCTTGCCCAACTGCTGGCGATACCACTGCTCGGCGGCGGCTTTGGCTTCGTCAGGCGATTCAAACTCTGACCACTCCAATAACTTGATGCCACATACTGACACTATCTCATCGTCGTCGTCATTTATCTTGATTACGATTTGACCAAGGGCTGACTCTGCTAGGGAAATCAGGTGTGGTCTGTCGAAGTCCACCCACTCCAACGGCTTAATCTCAAACACCTCCCGCACCTGGGCCTTGGGTTTTGTCGCGGGCTTAGGTTGCGTCATGGCTCTTGTCCTCCTGCGGTTGGTCGTTGAGTATGGCGAGGGCTTTCGCTCGCATAGTCGGCCAATCGTCTTTCCCTATTGATTCTAAATCGTAGTCGCCCCACCCTATCAACTCCAGCACCACCTCCTTCCACTTCGCCTCTCGCGCGTCGAAGTCGCTGGCGAGGATGCATTCCTCGGTCGTCCGTGTGCTTGTGTCGGCAAAGAATCGCTTCACTTCACTCATGGGTCACCTGGGGTTGGGGGGTTAGAGTTCTTCCGTCGAATCAACTATCTCGTCCTCTAGCGACTGCTCGCTCCACGAGACATCGGATTCGTCAACTGACTCCCTGGCCATCTCCTGTGCCTCGGCCACGTCTTCTGCTTCTACCTCGATTTTGCCGTACTCAACGAATGTACGTTTGATTGTCACTAGGTACTTCACGTCACTCTCTCCTGTTGGTGTTGGTGGTTAAACGCCGTGTGCTCTAGCGAGTTCGTGGGCACGTTGTCTATCTGCTACGCATGTATCGCAGCGGCACAAGTAGTCGTGTCTTATCGCTTGAACCATCACCATCGGCTCTGGTAGCAATTCGGCATAGCAGTGGTCGCAATGATAGTCGCCGTTGGTGTCCACATTGCTGTATTGCTCCGATTCATGCAGTTCTCTGCGGCACGTTTCGCATTTCGTCGTCATCGTTCACTCTCTCCTGTTGGTGTTGGTGGGGCGGGGTTAGTAGCTTCGATACCCACAATCTGGGCACTTATATTCCGTATCGGTCACGCCAGAGTAATCTGTGTGCGATGTCCTTTTTCCATTAGGGTGCAGACATATTTGCTGCAACCCCGTAAGTTCGCCTTGAATCGCAGTGACAGCGGCCTTTTGGATTCGGATACGCAGACTTATTTCGGCGTGCTTAGCTTGGATGTCTTGCTGTGTCATATTCACTCCTCCACCCCGCAAACACCGTAACTGCCCGGTGTCGAGCCGCTGGGCCGGGTGAGTTCGAGGAGGTAGTTGTCGTGGAGTTTCCGGTAGGTGTTCCATCCAGCTCCAGCTATCCACACGCCAGCAGAATTATCTGAGGACAGAATCACAGCCTTTACACCATTCGCTTTACACTTCACCACAGCCCCCACCGGCACCTCGTCCGGCGTCCAGGGGCGAGTGGTTTTGGGCTTGGGTTTAAGTCGCAACCCCGCGCTACACGTATTCACGATGCCATGCAATAGCGTTAATCCGTGCCATGTGTCATCTACTTGCACGGCTACTAGTACCTTGGCACCGCTTTTCGTCACTGGCTCCACAAACTCCCGCCAGTCTTTCGCCGGGGGTGTTGTTGTCGCTTGCTCGGTCATGGGTTAGGTCTCCTGGGTGGGTGGTAATTAGCTTCGTTTAGATTTCTTTCCTGCTTGGGTTGCTCTCGAAAGTTCGTTCGTTAAATCCTCTTGAATCCCACCGTACATGTGCGCTACCAGCATTGACCACGCCGACCGGTCGCCGCACATGATTGTTGATGCGATAGTCTTTTCGCCGCTTACGCTTTCGGTGTCGTGGATATTAACCGAACAAATAAGGGCCACATTCGGGATGTGGCAATCCTCGCGTAGCTTGCGGAACTCTTCATGGAACTTTTCAAGGTTCTTTTCTGCCGTGCTGTCATCAACAGGCTCGGACAGTTTTCGATATAGCTTTGGGTTTTCGTACATGCTCATCTCTCGCGTCTCCTTGAACGGTGGGGTTAGGGGGTTAGTGGCGATAGCCGGTTAAGAATGCACTCTTGGACAAATATGTAAAAATCGCTCCGCTCTTGTTCCGTCCAGATGACTGGTGGAAGTTGACAAGCCTTGTCAATCATCGCTTCAAGTGGAGACTTTGGGAGTGGAGTTATTTGGATGTTTGTTCCTCGCAAGCGGTTGTAGTGGTGAAGCAGTTCGCTGTTCTGTAGGCAGATTGCAGCGATGTGAGCTACCAAGGATAGATGTTCCTCTATCTCGCGTCCTACCGTCGTATCCGCCGTCGTGGGGCACATGGGATGGCTCGTGGGGGTGAGGGGGTTATGGTTTGGTTTCTTCTGGTGTTGGGCATTCATCCCACCATTTCCCCTTGAGAATAAAACTACTTCGCACCCTTTCTGAACCGTCCTTGTTGATGATGGTGAACCCATCGCCGTCGCACATATTCATGCACTGGGCGTCGCCTTTGTGAATATCTGATACGTTGAAGGTGCCATTGCCAGTCCAGAGTGTAGGAATGGAAACACACACTTGTAGACGTGCCCCGTGCTTCTTTATCAACTCGCCTAGCTGCTTATGGAGCTGACCAACTGTCATTGGCCTGTCTCTATCTGACTTCCTCATTCCCCCACCCCCTGTTCTCTGTGGTTGTGTTGCGATTGGCTTAGTATTCCCGGTGCTCAAACTCTTCTCCATACTCAGCCATAAACAACTTCCTCTTGATCTTATACTCCCCGGTCCTCATTCCTTTGGTATCACCAACGACCTTCTTGCCTTGCTCAACGAATTTGTAATCACCTATGTACCTGCATACCAAACTGCCATCCAGGCCATGCAGATCGAACGTGCAATCCTTTCGCACCCTGGTCAACTCGCTGATCTCGCCGCACTGCTGCAACAACTTCAGCTCTTCCCAGACCTTTAGCTCCTTCTTGCTGTCGAACTTGCCATCCTCAGTCTTCTGTTTCTTTGCGTTGAACTTGTGCTTTCTGATGCCCATGGCATTTCCTCATGACAAGAGACATATCACCACCGACCTGGAACACACCGCACTTACTGCATGACCTTTCCCACCCCATCCTGCCAACTGCCCATTTGCTCATCCTGTGAGTCCTGTGGCACACCACATCGACCTTAGGCTTTCTCTTCGACTTCAGTATCCGATCCCTGTTGCCCCTGTACCAGCCACGCTTGCAGCAGTACCTGGCACCAGTTGTCACCTTGCCACATATGCAGGTCATCGTTCACCAATATTACCAATTACTTTACATTCGTGCAATGGCAATGCAAAAGAAAATGGCCAATGCCACCGAAGCAGCATTGGCCATTGACCCGCAGGTAGCGTGGTCCTTACAGAGTTCCCAGGTTGATCCAGGTGAGCGTGATCGTTCCACTGACAGTGAGGGTACTGTTGGTTGTAGTGCTGGCGTCAGCGATACCGAAGTTCAGGATGACATCCACTGGTGTCACAGTGCCATCAGCAAAGCATACTGCCGTGCTGACACCAAGGCCTGTTCCAGCAGAACTGGACAGGGTTGTGTTTGTCGATGGCAGGATGTTGGCCAGCGTGCTGGTCAGTGCATCGCTCGCCGACACGGCCACGGTGCCAAGAGCGTGCTTGACAGTTCCTGAGGCCGAGATGCCAGCAGCAGCAGTGATGGTCAGTTTCGTGCGAGCACCAAGGGTGAGCATGGCACCAGCAGGAAGATCGTAAATCTTCTGGCTGCCATAGGCACCGTTCGTAGTAGCATCAGTGGTCGTCACAGCCAGGTTAGTCAATGTAATGACCGTCTGATGCACATGGCCGACATACTCGTTGCTGATCGTTACGCCAGTGCCAGCGACAGCTCCATCGGTGTCATTGACGTTGCCAATTGGGCCGAAGATTCTTAGTGCAGCAGCTTCACCGCCTGGGCAAAGCAGGTTTGTCAGTTTGTTGAAATCGTCCTGGATTGTGACAGACATGGTACGTCCCCGTATGGTTCAATTCACACAGGAAGTTTACCAAATGAATTCGTGTCGTCAATAGAAACGAGAATGCCGACGCACGCCAGGTAGTTTTTGCCAGCGTCGTCGGCTTCCGAGGTTTGGGTGTCAGACGTCAGAACCCACTGGAACTGCTCGGCTTAACCAGGCTGCCTGCTAAAGTGATAAAGCAGTTAGCGGCCACAAGCATGGCCGAGGACCATTCTACCCACCAAGGAACGCTTTCAAAGAGTCCTTGAGTTCTTCGGTCGCCATATTGTCCTCGACATTGGCCACTGGCTCCAGAATCTTTGCTGGAGCCGAGGCGATTTCTAACGGCCAAGGAGCTTCCTTGTCTATGTACACTACTGGCGGTGGCGTTGCATCATCCATCTTTGCCATTTCCACGGCAACGAGATGACTGATGACTGCGTCCTTGCAGGCATCAGCAAGACGCCTGGCAAGATTGATGGTAGTTTCACTCGAATCTGGAGCGAAGCTAATATCGAACTTCGATATGACCCTGCGAACGTCTCCCTGCACAAGGTATAGGATGACGTTCTTCTTGGTTGTCCTGATCTTCAGCCCCTTGGCGAAGCTGTCGGCATAGAACTTCTCCAGCCGCTCACGCATCTTGTCAGCGTTCAATGTCAAACTCCTTTTACATGATCCTACTTGAACAAACTCGCAGCCTCACTGTCGTCAGGATTCGGCGCTTCGTACTTTGGCTTCTGTTCTTGAGCCTGGCCCGCTGCCTTGTTACCACCGTCAAGGAACTGGACATCGTCAGCCTCGATGAGCAACTTGCTTCGCTTGTTGCCCTGTGGATCGTTCCACTCCTGAAGCTCCAGCTTGCCAGAGATCATGCACTGACTTCCCTTCTTCAGGTACTCAGCACAGAGGCTGGCAAGCTTGCCCTTCTCGCCACGGTTAAATGCCTCGACGTCAAGCCACACAGGCTTGGTAGTCCACTTGCCCGTTGCCTCGTCCTTGGTCTTCTTGCCATCGACAACGAAGCCGATCTTGGCCACCATGCCGCCATTGGCAAACGAACGCGTCTCCACGTCCCTTGTAACCCTGCCTATCAATGTCACCTGATTAAGGTTCGCCACTTGCTTACTCCTTTTGAAGAAAGGACTGTCGGCAGGATCGAACTGCCAGTTCGGCCTTTTGTTTTACGAAAGACTTTGCCACCAGGCACAGGCCATGTCGCCCTAACGTCTCTCCGTTTGAGCACTATTGTCACGCTGTCAGAGCGACTGACCTCTGTGGTGCGTTTCAGGTGGTTTAGTCATCAACTTTCCTTTGCACGGCTGTCGATACTTTGTCAGGGTCATAGCGTAGATTCTCTGGGCTGAACCAGCAGTGGCGTTGATAGCATGGATTTCTCCTAGACTTTAATCAACTTCCTCTCAATCTACTCCCAGGAGCGTTTCTATGCCGTTGTTCGACTGACCTTGCTCAAGAGCCAGTGCCACATGCGAATCATCTTACCAATTAACTTACATTGTTGTCAACTACAATTCTTGCCTTCCATGGGTATTTCTCTTGAGCAGGGTTATTCTGGCAGTACCAGGCCCAGAGCGTTGACGCTGTGTAGCCGAAGTCTTCCTCCCTGTCGATGAATTGCAGCCCCTTGGTGATTCTCAGGACAGAACGTACGCATCTGTACCGCTTGTGCTTAGGGCAGAACTCCACCTGAACAGGCTCATGGCAGAACTTGCAGACATACCACTTCTGATCCTTGATCGACTTGGCATGGGCCAGCTTCCTGCATATGGCAGCGACGTAGGTTCGTTCGGTTTCTGTGTTATGGCACAGGACAGAGAAGTAGCGCTTGCTGGCATGGGCAACCTCGATGGGTGACATGCCATTGTCACGGATACACTTGATGACCCAGAGGAATATCTTGTTCCTCTTCATAGCCTCCCATCCGAACCCATACAAGGCCCTGATCTGGTCCTTGTTATAGTCAGCAATGAACACGCGAGTGTCCCGATGCACCTTCTGTGACTGCCATGCCAATCGAATGATGTGCTGGCAGATCGGGTTGTTCCAGTCGATGCTGTTGTAGACGCAATGAAGCGTGACCCCATCCTTGGCCAGGCGGTTGGCGACCTGCATGGTAAAAAACACAGCCCTTGGGTCTTCGCCGTGGGCTGTGCCGCGCTGCCTTGGAATCTGTGGCATGAGGATATGATCTCCAGGCTGACATTCCCTGCGAATCTGCTTCAGGCCCTGGAGTTGGTTGACTCGGCTCTGCATCTCACGCAGAATCTTCGGTTCCCCCAGTCCATGGTGTGCTGCGTAGGCATTGCAGGCTACCACCTGGAAGTCGAGCACCTTGTTGAGGATGTTCTCATACTCCTCACGGCGTTCTTTCTTCATCCGTTCAGGGAGTCGTTCCCATTTGTAGCTGAAGTCCTGCTCGGTGACAGAGCAGAAGGCGTAGACGTTGCCAGGAACATCAGGCCTGTCGATAGGTCTGAATTCCTTGATGGCATTACGAATGGGCGAGGCGCATCCTGGGTGGCAAGGGAATGCCTGCTCCTGGTACATCCATGTATCTTCAATGCCTGTGATAGGCTGCTGGCACAAAATGCAGATCGGCCTCATCAGTTTCCTCGATTACTTCATCCAGCCCTGCTATGGCATCCTGGTTGTTTTGCCCGTTCTTTCTTTCACGCTGCACGCTCCTTCCTGATAGACTCTGACAGTTGCTTGATGATGGCCATCTCGATGCCGATGTCGTCAGCCTCGGACATGAGGCCACCACCTTCTAGTGATCCTTCCAGGAACTCTGCCCCCACGAGTTTCTTCGCCATATGCTTGATGACGTTCTCCTGGGCAGTCTTCTGGTAGTAGAGGTATCGTGTGTCGCATGGCAAGGTCTGGCCAATACGCCAGGCCCTGGCCGATGCCTGTCTGACTACGTTCAGTTCCAGGCCAGTGGCATACCAGATGATGTTGGAGAAGTTGAACCCTTCTCCGAATAGCTCAACGCCAGTCTCTACCAGCTTTGGATGGCTGACCATAACCTCAACGCGAGGCCCCTCTTTGGCGATCCATGCTTCACGCTTGTGTGTTGGAACCTTGACTGCCAGGTGGCCAACGTCGAATCTCCTGTTGATGATGTTCAGTATCCTGGCCGTTGTCTCGTGCCTGGTGCTGAACACCCATGACTGTCGCCCCGCATCGGCATTCTCTTCCAGCACCTTGAGCAAGGCCTCTTCCTTTGGCAACAGACCTGAGTTGATTAACTTAGGCCGGTACACTGGAACAAGAACCTTGTCCTCGTCCTTGTAACATATCTCGCCCCACCCTGATGGATCGTCAGGCCAGGTGAGCAGAGCTTCGGCAATGGTGGACAGGAACCGAAGGCCCAGTAATGGCGATTCGCTTTGCACCAGCTCCTGGAACTTATCAATCAACACCTTGGACATATTCTCATACTCGATGGCCATTTCTTTCGGCATGGCAATCGGTGTGGTGCTGTCGGTGTACGGTGGCAGTTCTTCGCCCATGTCCTTCAGGGAAAGGAACAAGGTGCGATCAGCAACGAAGTCCCCATAGAGGTAGGGCATGATGCCAGGCTTGATCTTCTTTGTCACCTTGGCCTGGCTATATTCCTTTGACCCATGCTTCTGCTTGGCAACAATGATCTCCTCGATCTTGCCATAGCGTTCGCTGAAGGCCCCCTTGTCAACCCACTTGAACCCACGCTTGAGGAACCTGCTGGGCAGGAGCCGAAAGTATGTTGCCCTGAGGTCATCGCTCTTGCCAGCGATCAGGGTACCAGTGAGGAGTTGTACCTTCTTGGCCACTGACACAAAGTCATGGAATGCCTCACCTGCCAGGGTATCATCCCCACGCAGCTGGTGTGCTTCGTCCAGGATGACGGTATCGAACCATCCTTTCATCCAGCGTCTGGCTACCTTGCTGGGGGCGATCTTCTCAGTGCCATAGTATTGCCAGAGTGCGTCGCCGCATTTGTCACAGAATCTTTTGCTTCGCTGAATCCATTCCCACTTGGCAGGCTTGTCTTTCTTCTCGTAGATCACAGAAGCACACTTGGGGCAGCACAACAGCCCTGAGCACTTGTTCTTGAGCGCTGCGGCACGCCATGCTGCCCCAAGCTTGCTCTTGGAGATCGGAGTTACAAAGTACGTCGGCTTCTTGACCAGGCTCTTGTCAGCCTTGGCCAACATCATCCATTGTCGCCAGTCGTCTACCTGGATAACGACAACCCCCTTGATCGTTGCCCTGATCTCGCGTTCCCATTTGTTCACGAGGTGCGGAGGGCAAACGACAAGACAGGCATATGGCTTGTTATCGGCTACTGCATGGGCGGTTGCAATGGAACAGAAAGTCTTGCCAGTTCCAGGGCTGTTGCCCCAGACGATGTCTTTCTGCCTGGCCAGGGCTTTGACAGCCCCGGTAATCAAATGCCCCTGCGGCCCCTTTGGCTTACGCAGGAGCCACTTGATGGATGGATGGACAGCATCTACTTCAGGATCGTGGAGTGGCTTCATCCTCTCGCGTACTTTCGCAGCAAGAGGAGAAGCGTTCTCACGGATGAAGTCGCCGATGGATTTCATTAGTTAACAGACCCACAGAATTCAGCAGTGACACCAAATGCCGCTGCCAGTTCCCTTGCCAGGATGATGCACTCGTTGTTATTCAGGCCCTTCGTTCGTGCGTTGAACTGGGCAATCATTTCGTCCTTGATCCTGTCCAGCCGATCTGCCGGGTGATCGCTGGCACAATGTGGCCGGATCATCTTTGTATTGGCATAGCGCCCCGTTGGTCGCTTCGGCACTGCTGAATCCGCTCCATGAATGCTGCCTGCCATCGCTTACTCCTTTATCTCAGGTTCAACTTCTTCTCGCTCACTCCCTTGGACGTTAGCTCATCGAGCTTCTTTGGGCTGAGTTCCAGGGACAGGAACTTGCCCAGTGGGTTGAACCCACGCAACGGTACAATAAGCTGCCTCGATTCCAATGCCACATGGAACGCCTTCATCCATCGCTGGAGTAACGGCGTCTCGAATGGCCTGGTCATCAAGGCAGTGAACAACTCCTTGGAGCTGTAGCCCCACAGTGACCTTGGGCAGTAGCTTCGCACCTGGACCACGACAAAGTCCTTTGCCATGACCTTGGAATCTACCACACGATAGCCATGGTCATCGGGGAAGAACTGCTCCTTGGTGTTGCCTCCGACATAGAACCTGGAATCTTCCGCCAGCCCAGCCGTTATCGACCTAACCTCTCGCAATGGCCCAGCCAGGATCAACTGCTTGATCTTGCTGCTGTAATGCGACAGGCACCAGCATTCACAATGGAATGCCTGGCCGTCGTACAAGGCTGTGATGATGGAAGGTGTCATTTGACTATATTCCAAAAAACACGGTCGTGTTTTTTGGAATCGTAATATCCAGACTTTTCTTCTTCTGAAAGTTCTCCCAAGTATGGAGAATCACAACATCCACATCCACCGATGTATATGCCTGTCGTTTCTGTTGCTATTGTTAATAGCCTCAAGAACTCTACTTCTCTCTCTTCGCGTGTCATCTGTCACACTCCCTTAGTGAAAGTTCAAAACCCAATCTCATCATCCAACTCTGGTAGCTCAGGCTCAGGTTCAAAGCGTTGCAATGGCACCCGGCCATCAGCAATGGCAGCGCCAAGGTAATCCAACGCAGTGATCTCAGCACGTTCCTCGACGCTCTCCTTTGGCTCACAGATGCAGATGACCTCCAGAGGAATCGGCCTGAACCGCTTCCTTGGCTTCTCTGTGAACGCTGGCATAATGTCTGGCTCATAGGGCAGAGGCTCCAAGGGCTTGCCAAGGCTCTCGTTTCTCAACCACCTGGGTGAGTAACCAAGCTGCCTCAGTATCCTTGTTATCGCCTCTCGCTTGGTGCCAGGATCAACATTTCTGCCCACGTCCACATGATCGTACAGTTCCTGGTAAGTCCAGGAGCCATCGGGCCGGCTCTCCAGCCACTCGCGTGCTTGCTGCCTTGGTGGCTTACGCTCAGCAAGGAAAGCCGGGTTGTCTCGTGACTCTTTCAAGATCGCTGACACCCGCTGCCTGGTAATGCCCAGGCGTGCGGCGATCTGCACTTGCGTGTAGCCCCGCTGGCTGGCCTGCACCACCAATGCACGTTGTGCTATGTTCTTGGTATTACTTGGCATCTTCGTCACCCTTGTAGTCTACCATAACTCCCGCCTGATTTATAGTCCTAATCTTCAGCACAGCCTTCTCGCTATAGATCGTCTTCTTCGTTCGCACCCCGCCATCAGACTCGGTTATCTCTTCCGATGATTTGTATTTGCTCTTGTTGGCAATGCCCCTGATGACCACCGTTTCACCATTAGCCAGAGTGATAAGACCATCGAGCATCCCCGATGACAGCACCATGCCCATATGACCTGGCGACAATGGCATGATCGGGCTGGCAATGTCATCGTCGTCGGCCTCTTGCTCAACTGCATTGGCCATGGCAGTGACAATGGCCTCTACCTCCTTGACCGTTGGCCTGGTCTTCACGAACCCCCTGGCGAACCCTGGTGAACTGGTCAGCACATACTTCCAGGCCAGCTCATGGAACCGCTTAGGATCAAGCCGGAACCCCACATGGGCATTGCTGAAGCAATCACGCTTTGTCCCCACAATGGAGTTCTCTGAGTCGATCTGGTACAGGGCTGTGAAGCTGCCTGTCAGGTGCCTGATGATTGATTGCTTGTCCACACCGAATTGTACCGATATCGGTGCATTGTTATCGGCTGGCCTTACAATTATTGTGCCACCTTCCATGAGGCATGAGGTCGCTTTGACGATGTCCAAGAGCTTTGGCCTGCATAGAGCAAGTGAGGCCCCAGCTTCAGCAAGGCGACACCCGGTTGCCTCGGCATGGATTACATGGCCGACGTGTTTGGCAGCTTCCTCGGCCTGGGCAGCATCATTGCAGACGGCCCAAGTGTGGTCCTTGGCAATGCCTGCGGCGCTGGCAATGGCAGCGATTTCGCGCCCATCTCCTGCATCTAAGGCGATAGCGTGCGGAGTCGATGAGGTTGTCTGTAGTGTCAGGAGTTGTTGCATGTTGTCCACTGTAGAAAATGCATGATCGCTCAGGGAGCTTGGCAGGCACTCCCCTCGCGGCCCGGCACTTATGGCGTTGTAAACGCTGCCCGTTCGGCCCGGTATCGGATAAGACCACGCACATGGCGTTGCCTCTTGAGCTGCTTCTGTCGCTCTACCTTGGCCAGTTCCTCTCGGTAGTGGCCTATCCTGCCATAGAGGTCGTCTATCTCAGTGTATTCGGCTGTGGCCGGGTCCAGGCCCTGGGAAAGGCGTACTGCTTCGAGGCGATGCTCTAGCCTGGCGATTGCTGTTGTGATGCTCATGACGTCTGACTCCTGGTAAACGTGTTGAGAAGATGTCCAACAATTCCCTGACCATCAGGCAGGGCAAAGCAGGGAACCCGCTTAGGCGATGTAGATCAGCCCATCATCGCCGATATACAAGTTGCATTCGCCATAAGCTTTGCTTGCTGCTGTCAATCGCTTTCCTGCCTCATCTTCCCAATCACCATCCCAAAATCCAGCACCATGGTCATTGCGAGTCAGCCAAAAGTCATTGCCAGCCTGGCTCCACTCATTCTCAATATCGCTGGCATTGTCAGATTGGAACGCTGTGCAATCGGCAATTATCGTCTCAAGTGTTTCCTGGCTGATATCGTTTCTATTGTGATTCTTGTCCAATGGTTCATCGTCATCGTCCGTCGATGACCACAGAGCGCACTCTATGTAAGCTTCAGTGAATTCGTCCAATGGGATGTTTTTTTGCATGGCGTCTGGCTCCTGGGTATGGGTTAAGGTGTTGGATGTTACAGCTTGACATTCTCAGCAGCATCGTAGCCTAGCATGGATGCATAGTTCCATGGGTCCATGCGCACGCGGATTGTCCAGCCATGTTCTACGTTCCTGCGTTGTGACGGTGTTAGCTCAAGTGTTTCGATGTCAGTGTCTACCTGCATGTACACTGTGCCATTGTCGTTATGATTGAACTTCCTCAGGTACCTGGCATACTTGCGACGTATTCTGTCACTGACTGGCGATATCGTGATGTGACCAAACCTGTTTTGTTCAATTGACACTAGCATGACGTCTGACTCCTGGGAAAGTGGAAAGGGAAACGACTAGGGATAATGCCACCGCCATGGGGAAGTGGCAGAGTCTCTGACCGTTTATTCAAAGCAGCAGACTACGTTGCAATACGATTCGAGAATGCCACTGTCAGAATCTGCGTATTCTGTCCATGGTGTGAACCAGTCTTGCGCCTCAAGTCGTGGTCGATAGGCCTGGCCGTCCCGTATCTCCCCTACAATGCGGGTGGCCGGTCCGCCAGTGGATAGCAGTAAGCAGAACTCTTCAGCTTCCAATGGTTCACCTGGCGACGTCCATCCGCTTCTCACTTCAAGGGAAAGCGGGTCCTCTTGAATGCGCTGTTCGGCATCTTCCCTTGATGTGCAATCACCAGCAGCTGCTTCCAATTCGGCCAGCTCTTCAGATTCGTCAGGGAATGCAACTTCCCACGTCTCAGCATGTTCCTCGCTCTTGTAGTCGCTACGTTCTCCCCGCAGCTCTTCAAGACGATCATAGTCGCACTCAAGAGCCGCTACCATATCGGCAATGCAGCTCATGGCATTGGCGCCTATCTTCTGTAGTTCGTCGTACTTCTTGTCTTGTTCTGTTGCTACTGACATGCGCCTTACTCCTGAAAGGGTTGAAAAGACGTATCGCAATACCCTGGTCCGATGAACAGGGCAGAACGGTAAGCCCTTACTTCCTTAGCTTGCGACAATGGCATATCTGGGTATTTTCGCCATACTGGACACCATGCCATTGGCTTCCATCGGGACCAGTGAACCATACATCGTATCGGGTCCGTGCGATGTTGTGCCTGCCCTTTCGCACCGTGCATGGTATTATCAACGTGCCTGGCCAGTTGCTGACGGCGCCACGCCCATAGCTGATAAGCTCATCGTGGGTAAGGTACAAAGTAATCTTTCCATCTGTTGCCATTACCCTGGCATCTTCTTTGCCACAGCATGAGAAGCAGACCTTGTTATCATCTTTGTC